AGACAGGCTGTTCACGGCTGCGGATCCACCACCGCCGCCCCTGCCGCCGTTCCCACCGTTGCCACCAGCACCACCGCCACCGCCGCCGCCGCCACCAAAGGCTCCAGCAAACCCAAATTGGGCACCACCACCAGCACCACCACCACCTGGCAGGATAGGACCACCAGAGTAGGTCGTACTGCCTCGCCCAGACACATTGATGAGCAGCCTGCTGTGTGCGTCTGTCGACAGCGGAAGCGCGAGAGTGCTCGTGCTCCCGAGCAAATCTGGGCCGGGTACGCTACCCACTGCCGGGCCACCGGCGCCCCCACCTTGTCCGACGTTCACGGAGCTAACGCCGTTGCTGCCGTTACCGCCTACCCCGGCACCACCGCCGCCGTTCTGTCCGTTATCCCCACCACCGCCGTTGAAACCAGCGCTGACGCCCTCCAGGATGGCCGCTGACCCACCACCGCACCCGTTCGACTGCCCGTTGAATCCGCCGATGCCGCCGAGCCAGAATTGATCCACGCCGGTCGGTGCAGTGTTGGCGGGTGGGGCCGACGCCAGTAGGCCGCGCTGACCACCGGGTACGTTCGCATTCAGGCCGTTGGGCCCTGTCACCGTGGTGGCGCCACTGACGGAACCAATCGTACCGTTGGCACCAGCACCACCCGCTCCAATATTTACAACGATGCTGTCGCCCGCCGTTACGTTGACCTTGACGAAAGCAACCGTGCCACCGTTCCCGCCACTCGCGGCATTGGTGGAACCGGATGCCCCGCCAGGACCACCCGCCCCCATGATTCGAGCTAGAACGGTTCCGGTGAATGGCGCAACAACCGTCCTGCTGCTGGGACAGAATGCCAATGCCGTGCGCTTCCCGGCCGCAGAAGATGAACCGCCTCCATTAGAACGTCCCATGATTAAGCCTCCACGCCTTCGACCTGCACGGTCACGTTGACCAGATCGCTGCGCGCCCACAGCTTGTCGCCGGCGGACAGCGGGATGCCGCTGCGGATCAGCGGCGTGCCGACCGCCACAACGGCGTCGAACTCCATCCAGTCGGTTGCAGCAGGCGAAGCGCCGACACCGCGCGCCAGGCGCGCCTTGGCTGCAGCCGTGCCACGGTTGACGAAGGCCACGGTGACGCTCGCGCGCCGGCTCGCCGGGCAGGTGTAGATGAGCGTGTCGGTGGCGGCAGCAAGGTCGAAACCGCTGACGCCGCCGGTGATTCCAGAAAGTCCGTTCGGCATAGTTTTCCCTTACAAATTCAGCATGAAATGCAGCTCAGGCGAGCCCAGCGCGAGCGCGGCGTCACCACCGGCGCGCGTGTAGCTCACGCACCGCCAGTTGCCGCCGCCCAGCGACACAAACACCGCCACATCACCGGCGGCCGTGGTGACGTTCAGGCCGCCCGGCAGGATGAGACTGACGGCGTTGTGGGTGAGTGTCAGCGCCCCGGCAAAGGCCAGCGTGCGCTCGACGCCGGACGCCGCGGTACCGAAGCCGGTGATGGTGGTCGTGCCGGTGATGGTGACGTGGTTGCTCGTGGCGAGGCCGATGTTCACCGTGGTGGCGCTGGCCACCGAGGTGAAGGGCGCGAAGTTCAGGGCGCCCACCAGGGTGTCGCCGTTCTTGTTCACAGCCTGCGCCTCGGGCAGGTAGATCCAGCGTCGGAAAATCAGGGTGTCGCCCGCAGATGCGCCCGCCGTCAGCGTGACGGTCGCCCCGTTCGCCGCGGTGTAGTCGTCGCCGTTGCCGGCCTGGAACACGCCGTTGTGGTAGACGTCGATCTGGCCCGGGGCGTAGCCACCCGACACCGCAAAGACAGTTTGCCCAGCCGTGGCGATCATCACCACATCACCGTACACAGGCAGGCCGGAGCCAGGACCGCCGCCAGCAACCGACATCGTGCCATCGGGGCCCATGACCAGACCCGACCCTACCTTGACGCCGCCCAGCGTGGTCGGGGTGGCTGCAGGCAGTTGGTAGGCCGGCGCAATCTCGGCGTAGGCCGAACCACCCCAACGCCACTGGCGCACGGGGGTGGTGTCAACGGTCACATAGATGATCCCGGGCACACCCGTCGCCGGCAAGGCAGCGAAGTTCGCGACCTCCAGCACATCGTCCACATAAGCCGGGAGCTGGCCAGCCGGGATTTTGCCCCCCACCAGGTCAGCCTTCGCAGGCAGCGCTGCGTCGATCGCCGTCAGCGCCGACCGCAGGCGGGCAATGTCCTCAGTCTGCAAGTCGTTGACGTTGGGCAGTTGCAGCCCAAGGTTCGGGGTCACATCAGACATTCAGGCCTCACAGCACGATGACGCGCAGGTTGCGAACACGAGGGCGCGCGTTGAGCGTGCCGTTCAGGGTCAGGCGCACTTTCACGCGGGCCTCCATCACGGCCGTCTTTTGGAAGGCGTACTCGTAGAGGCCGTCCTGGTTGTTGAGCAGGATGGGCGTCCCCAGCGCCGCCATGCTGGAGAAGGCGTCTCCGCCATCCACGCCGGACACCTCAACGCCCACGGTGGAACCGCTGGGGATGATGGCATCGATGAGCACCTTCACCGTGCAGCCGGCGGCGTCCGCGTTGACCGCGTTGGTCACGTAGGTGCCGGTGTTTTGCACGATGCCCTGGATGATCTGCGTTCCAGGGTACAGCGCGGCGGACCAGTTCTGATCGGCGCGCAGCCGGGCGCGCACGTTGACGACGCCGCTGGTGGGCGCCGCGAACGGGATGCGCTGATTGTCGCCAGACTTGACGATCGAGCCATCCGGTAGGGTGAGCTCCAGGTCGCCGGTGGCGTTGCTGCTCGGGCTTTCCAGCAGGGTCAGCGCCAGCACCTCGGTGGCGCCGGCAAGGGTGACAGTGCCCAGGTCCACCAGCCGCGAGGTTTCGGTGTACTGGCGGACATACAGGCGGAAAGCCAGGTCGCGATCCTGGAACGCGGTCCAGGTGCTGGCATTCGACGAGGCCAGCAGCACGCCCACGGTGTAGGGCTGGGTTGTCACCCACTGCTGCCGCGTGGCGTCGTACTTGCCCAGCTCGGCCATGCCCAGCGCGGAATCGGCGTCGTTACACAGCACGACCAGCGAATACTCGGTACCGGCCTCAAGGCGCGCAGGACTGCGGAAGGTGAGCTTGTTCCATGCGCCAGCGACCAGCGTTGCTGGGTCGATACGCGCCTCGGCGATCACCGTGCTGGTCGGGAAGCCCACCAGCGTCTCGCGAATCTGCACGGCCACCGTGGTGGCGCCCACCGCCGTGAAATACAGGTCCACGGCTTCGAGCTGGACGGCCTCGAGCATCGTGAACGTCTGCGCCAGCGGGTCCACGCGCTGCTCCCACATCGTTGTGGTGATCTGCGTGACGATCTGGCGGACCTCATCGATCCGGGTGCCCTGCCCGAAGAAGCTGGCGCGGCCAAAGCTGCCGTTGGCACCAAGGAAGGTTGCCTCCTTGGTGCCGGCAGGGATGCCAGCAGGGATCGTGAACTTGCCGGAAACAACGCCGGAAGGGTTTGCGATAACGGTCATTGAAGCTCCAGGAATTAGGGGGCGACGGCCGCAACGGTCAGGCCGTCAAACGTGACGGCGGCGAGCGCCTCGCCAGCGTCGAAGCCTTCAAGCCGGAACGTCACCTCGATCTGCCGCAGGTTTTCAATCAGCGAGCTGGTCGAGGTCGACAGCGTTTGCGATGTCTGCGTCGTGGATGACGTGTTGCCCCAGCCCATCGTGAACCGTTCGGTGATTGGGCTTGCCCAGGTCACGTTCGTGGTGGTCCAGCGGTCGATTGCCGGGGTTAGCGTGACGAGCGCAGGCAGCGCGCCGAAGCTCATGTACGGGTTGACCTTCATCGAGCCGGTGCGCGCTTCCTGCGCCAGCGCCAGGCGCTGTGTGCGGGCGCAGGTTTGAGGCGTGGTGACATCGGCGTTTGGCGTCAGCACCGTGCCGGCGATCGGCAGGATCAGCTCGCCGTTGACGATGGCGGCGGTCTGTGGAATGCCCTGGTCGCGCAGGCTGTCGTCCAGAAACGGATCGACGAACAAACCCTTTTTGGCGGCGGCATCGCGCTGCGCGGCATCGCCCGCGAGCTTCTGCTGGGCAACCAGGTTGATGACCACATCGAGCCGGCGATTCAGGGCCTCAAGGTCTTGCATTGGAACCACGCGCACGCCGTCGTTGATGACGTAGCTTGCAGAGGTCCAGAGCTGCACCACCTGGGCCAGCGGCAGCAGGTTGCTCGGGATGCTGGGGCGCACCGGGTCGTAGTCGGTGGACGTGCCCTCCACCCAGACGAACTGGCCTTCTTCGTTCAGGCACAAGCGATCGATGCGCGGCAGCTTCGTGTTGTAGCTGGCCTGAACCAGGGAGCCAACGACGGCGCCGGTGATCGTGAAGCCGTTGTCGTCCACCAGCGTCGGCACCACGGTGGTGATGTACTGGTAGGTGACCGAGTAGGTCGAGCCGTTCGCCGGCTCGGCGCCAGCGGGCGTCCAATCCACCTTGCCAGCGGTCAGCAGGTAGTCGGCAGGGCTGTTGTAGGTCGTGCCGCCCTGGGACACCGAGACGATGGCCACCACGGATGTGTCCGGCAAAGGATCCTGCGATCCGGTCACCGACCCGTGAACGATATTCACCGTCCTCTGCGCAACGATGCGAACTTGCGTGATGTTGGCGATCGGCGGGCGCGCGACGTTGATTCGCTGGGGGCCAATCGTCGTCGATTGGGTTGGCTCCGAGTCGATGAACTTGGTCACCGGGACGGCGTTGTAGGGCAGGCGGCGGCTGGTATTCAGGTCCATGCCGAAGCCGTTCACGCGAGCGCGACCGCTGCCGACCGAGTACACCTGGTAGCCGTCGAGGCGGTCAGCCAAGCGCGTAACCACCAGGCCGGACACAACGTAGCTGCCACCCGCGCTGTCGCGGTCGTAGCGGGCCAGGGCCTGCGTAACGCTGTCTAGCTGGGGTGGCGGCTCCTTGGCGTCCAGAATGCCGTCAGTGACGGTGTAGACGGGGAAGAACTCGCCAGGCTGGGTATCGCCACTCCAGGCCCACACGGGCAGCAGCTTGGTGCGCTCTGCGCCCAGTTGGTTGTAGGCGCGCGTTCCAGGCGCTGGATCCAGAAGCGCTGGGTCTTCGAGCGCTGTGACGATCGACTCCTGCAGGCGGATGCCGATGGCCACGGTACCGACGATGGGCACCGTGATGGTGGCGGGCAGCACGCCGCGCACCGCGCCGCGCAGGTATACGGCGCCAGCTTCGCAATTGGCGACGCCGGTGTCCGGATTCACCACAATCCCGGCATCGCGAATGATGTTGCCATCCTTGAGCAGCGCGTCCGCCACGCCTTTCAGCTTGTAGCGCGACCGCGATTGCAGCTCGTTAAGCTCGGCGGACTGCAACGGGCGACCGGGGACGAACCGGTGGTCTTCGTAGTCCTTGGACGGATCGAAGCGGTTGTAAATCGTGGAGGTCATCGCGCTCAGAAGGTAATGACAACCGAGAAATTCTCAGTCGTCTGGGGGTTGCGGAAGATCGGCACCAGGTTCTCGCTGTAGACCATCAGGCCGGGGTTCGTGACTTCGCCCGGCGTGAAATACGCCTGCCCGGGAGGTAGCCCCGCCTGCACGACGGTGTCCGAGAAAATGGCCACCTCGCGAACCACCGAGCTGCCAGCCTCGGTGTAATCAAAGTCCACCGACACAAACAGATGCCGGGTGGGCGCATTGCCTGGCGAAGGGTTGTACTTGCCAGACGAGACGCTGATAGAGCCGTCGGCGGCCGGGACCACGAAAAGCCACTGCGTGGCAGTGCGGCGGCCAAGCTCAGCGATCAGCGAAGTGGCGGTCGAAGACTCGGGCGGCGGCACGAGCCACGCACCGTCGCCGGAACCCCAGGCGACATGCAGCGGGAGCTTGGAAATGGCGCTGGCAATCGCCGCGCGCCCGGACATCGGAAGGGTTGCCATTGTGTACCTCTGGCAACGATTGTGGCGTCACGACGAGCTGGTGTGACTTGAGCCGAGGACGGCGTTCTGGCTGGCCCAGGTTTCGTCCCGCCAGTACAACGCGTTCCAATATTGCCCGGTGTACTCGACCGCGATCTCGTTGCGCACCCGACGGCGGCGCTCGAATGGGTCGTTGACCACCGACGTGTCCTCGATGTCCGAGAAGTCCAGCAAGGCCACATCCTCGATGACCGCAACGCCGGTGTGGCGGCGCCGCACAGCAAACTCCGCGGTGTACTCGCCAGGCACCTCGATCGACGTGCCGATGCGCGCCATAGGCGGCAACACCAGCACGCCGGCAGGTCTGTTGCGCTCGATGATCGGCATCACGTCCGACCAGTCGATAGGCACCTCCGAGTATGGCTGGATGTAGAACGGACCCACGCGCGCGCCGTCCTGGAACTTGTCGCCCCCGCTGAGCACCGATTGATCCAGCCGGAACACCGAAGTCCAGGGCTCAAGTATCTGCACCACCTTGCCGGTGAGCTGCAGGATAGCCAGCTCTATCGCCAGGGCGTTGACTCGGATGCGGAAGGCCTCCTGCGGGATTCGAACGCGGTAGGCCACGTCCGACTCACCGGACAGCCGACCAACGCTGTAGAGCGAGCCCCAGAGGTCCAGCCACTCGCCTTCAGCCGTGGCGATCACCATCTGCAGCAGCGCCTGCCGGACCTGCTCGCTCGCAGCATTCACCTCGCCGGCGTAAGCTGTGAACAGCACCCACAGCAACGACGTAAAGGCGGTTACATGGTCGCCGTTGCTCTCGTTCTGAGCGCCCGAGCCCTCGGTCAGCACCAGGGCGGAGAAGCCGTCGAAACGCGAGCTGGTGTGCGCAACCGTGAACCCGTCGGCACGCAGCGCGGCGATCAGGCCCGACACTGTGAGGGTCCGCAGGTTGTAGGTGCGCACCAGCGCCCCGGCGCGCGCCGTCATGACGCCATCGCCGATCGACCAGGACGCCCCGGCGCCATGGGTCAGGCGGAAGACGAGCTCGTCGGCGGCGCCTTTCTCGAAGACGGCGCGGTGCGGGTGGTCGAGCAGCCGCTGCAGCGTGGTTTGCGTCATAGCGGCTGAATGGTGAGTAGGCCGGGCACCAGCGCCTCGCTGGGCGAGCAGGCAACGTTTTCATTGCTGTCGGGCACGATGGCGCGCACACCATCCACGGCCAACAAATTCTCCACGATGGTTTTCAAGAACATGGTGGTGCCGGGTGCGATCGAGCGGATCGTGCTGGCGTAAATGTCGGAAATCGACTGCTGCACCGCAGTATTGAGCACATACCCGCTGAACATCGAAACCCGGATAGATAGGGGCACGGCACGCTCGGCCATGGCCAGCACCTCGACCTGAACGCCGGCCGGCCGGTACCCGGGCACGATGGTGCCGTCGTCTTTGCGGTAGCCGTCAATTAGGCGCTGCGCCAGCGCCACAAGCTCGGGCGATGCCACGCCGGTGCTGCCGTACAGCCAGAAACGCACGTAGCCGCGGTCCTCAAGCTCGCCCACGCGCGTGACGTACTGGTTCACGTTGCCGTCCGTATCCAGCGTGGTGGCCAGCGAAACCGCGTAGCGGCAGGCCTCCATGGTGCCGCGCGAAAGCGAGCGGATGAAGGATGCGAAGCGCGCGCGGCGCTCGTCGTCTGTCTCCAGGTCGCGGCCGCTGGTGATCGCCGAATTGCTCACCACAAACGCGCCACCGGTCAGCGCGGTGGCGTTGATGGCCCCGGATGCGACGTTGCCCTGGGCGCCGATTACGGCGGCCTGTACGGGCACGCGCACCACCGGCACACCGGCAGCCCAGATCCTCGCCTCGGTGGAGGTGTAGACCCGGCCATCCGAGGTGGTGAACGCCGTACCAAACGGAACGGTGATGGGCTCCACGGGCGCCGGCGACAGCGACAGGCTGACGAACCCGAAGGCCCGAGCCGGCTGCAGGCGGTCGAAGTTGAACGAACGGTAGGTGGCCTCGGGGATGGCTTCGAGCAGACCCTGCAGCATCTGCAGGTACAGCTCCTCCATTTCCGCGGCTGGCGCCTCCATGAGCGTGCGCGCGACCGACCCGGGCTGGAAGTCCGTGATTTTGTCGGTGATGCCGCGCGCGACGTTGATCTCGGCAGCGACGATGGAGACAAAGTTTTTAATCTGGAACATGGCTACCCGATTTTGAGATCCACCACGCCGCCGGCGATGGTTGTTGCGCGCGACGTGACCGCCACTTGATCGCCTACCACCTTGGCATCGGCGGAATCGACAGAGCGGATGCGGTAGTCGGCCCGCACCGCAGACTTTGTGTATTCGGCCGCCAGAAGGCTTGCAGCGGGCCCGTTCATGCGGCCGATGACGCGATAGAGCAGCGAGCCGTAGGTGGGGTGGCGCATAGCCTGCCCGCGCGGTGTGACGAGGCGGTGCTGCAGTTGCTGCACCAGGTTCGCAGACCCCGACACCACGAGGAAGTCGCCGGTACCGTCATCGGCCAGCATGCGGCCGGCCATTTTGCAGTCGCGCTCGAAGACCTGGCCGGTTTCGGCGCGATCGGAGAGCACGCCGGCCGGCGCAGGGATCTTGATGAACTGCCCGGACAGCAGCACACCCTCGCCGGCGCGCGCCTCGTCGTCGGTGATGTAGGGCCACACCAGGGCGTTGAGCCACACCAGCTCGGGCCAGCGGTTCGCATCCCCCAGCTCGCGGGCCGCGATCAGTTTGACCGTATCGCCGTGCTCGGTGGCCGCGATCCGGTAGCTGGGCATTTCCTTCGAGAAGGCCGTCACAGCGACACCCCCGCGACGATGTCCAACAGGTTGCGGTCGATTTCTTCCATGGGCAGCGGGGCCAGCACGGGATCGGCGTTCTTGATCGCGTTGATGGCCGTCAGCGCGCCGCTGGTGACCCCGACGGCTGCGGCGCCGGCTTGCACCAGGCTGAACACGCCCTGCCCAGCGTAGCGGCTCGCAGGGCTGCCGCCGGTGGTGCTGGAGCAGTTCGACGAGCCATACAGGCCCGAGTATTCCTCGTAGGGCTTGCGCGGCCGCAAGGCGTTCTGGAAGATGCACGCTACGGTGTTGAACGCAGCCGCCACGCGCGCAGCCCTGGCCTTGATGCTGAGCGGGAGATTCAGCAGCGCGGACACCGAGCGGAACACGCTCACACCAACCTTTGCCAGGTCGCCAGCGAGCGTCAGTAGTTGGTTCACGTAGGCCGCACCCAGGTTCGAAACGTTGTTGATCGCCGCGGTGACGGCATCAAACACGCCGGTGACGGTATCGAGGAAGTCGCCGAAGCCCGACCCCATGCCGAAGTCGCCGCCCTCTTCGCCGATCACGTCAGTGGCGTCCGAAAGCGCGCTCATGCCCAGGCCGTTGTTGCCGTAGTTCGGAATATCGACATTCGGTATGTCGATGGTGGTGGAGAGCGCCTGCAGCGTGATGTTGTACTGGAACAGGAGCGGGCGCGACTTCGAGCGGCGCAGCACGAACTGCGTGGGCACCACAGACCAGGCGAAGTGGTCCAGCACATCGACAAACAACAGCTTGACGCCCGCGGGATCCCGGCCGGCGTCGATCGATGCCTGCTTGGCGGCGTGGTACTTGTGGGTGACCAGGTTGTTCAAGTCCTCGAACGACTGAAAGCCGTCGCGCTCGATGCCGGCGGCGTAGCGCCAACCGGTGTTACCGGAGATCGTGCACGTTGGCAGCGCGGCGCCAAAGCTGTCCACCCAACCGGCGGTGTCCTGCCCCAGCGTCTGGTGCACGGTCGAGCGCGAGCTCTCCATCCGGCTGAGGTCTTCCGGGCGGATTGGGAGCGTTACAGCCTCCAGCGACTGCCCATCGTCCAAAACGAACACGATGGGCCGAACGCCGGCGCGCTGATCTGTCGGCGCAGGTCCGGGACTATACATGCGCCGATTCTGGCATCACGACGGAGCGGGCGGCGCCTTGTTCCCGTTGTCGGGGAGAGGGTCGCCATCCGGTACGGTTTGCGCAATGATCGTATCCGGGCTCTGCTGCAGGCGGCCGTTGCTGTCGATGTAAACGCTATTCGAGCCAGAGATGGTGACGTATGGCAGCACGTTGCCGCTCGGGTCCGTGTAGATGCGATCGCCTTCTGGGGTAAACGTGGTGATGACACCGTCGCCAAGGTCGATGCCCACTGGGCGCTGGTTTTGAATGTAGTAGTTGCCGTTGCCGTCGTACATCACCAGGTTTCCGTGGCTGTCATAGGTGGGCGTGAAGGTGCTACCACCGCCACCGCCAGACCCGCCGTCACCACCACCGCCGCCACCGCCGGACTTCGTGCCACCCGGCGGGCCAGACATATCAGGGCCGGCCTTGACACCGGTGTGTGCGTGGCGCCGCAGGCTGATGCCGCTGGCCACCACGTCGCCACCAGGCACCTCCAGCAGCGGCGTGTTGCAGGTGATTTTTGATGACGCATTGATCGTAACGGTGCCATCCTCGTGAATGGTGATCGACGACTTGCCGCCAGAAGCCTGCACATGGATGCTGACCTTCTTGTCCTTGTTCCGGTCCAGGGTCAGGCTTTCGTCGAAGTTCTTTTTTTCCAGATCCTCGTGCCCGGTGCTTTCAGCGATGCGCACGTAGGCACCGCTTGGGTGGTAGAACTCGGTGTTCCCGGAGCCATCGGTGGTGTGATACACATCCGACTGGTGGCGGCTGAAGCGCCGCTTCTTGTCCTCGAACGTCATCTGGCTGATCTGCGGATAGATGAAGCCGACAACGATCGGGTTGCCGCGCCCCATGACCGCCACCAGGGCCTCCATGTCCTGCCCGTGGCGCTTGGTTACGTCCCACTTTTCCTCGCCGGCAGAGTTCGGCATTTCAGGCATGTCCACACTGCCGCTGCGCGCGCTGCCGCTCTGGGACATCACGGGCACGCCGCTGAGCCGGGCGCCGTCGTCGCACATCACAAGATCCACCGAGTGGTCTTCTGGGTGGCTGGCCACCACGATTCCTTTGCGGAGCATTACAGCACCCCCAGGTTGTCATCCGCGCGGCGCGAGATCTCAGCCAGGTACGGCGAGCCCTCCATGGAAGCGCGCGTCGCAAATCCCTCGCCGCGGTCGAACTGCAGCGTGGTGGTGTAGGACTGGAACGGCAGGAACTCGTGCACCACCTGGTGGACATAGGCGAGGTAGCGCATGGTTCCCTGGATGAATAAGGCGTAGTCGCCGGCTTTGATGAGGTCGTTTTCACCATCGACACGCACCGGGCCGCCCTTCACGACGGCGGTACCGCTTTCGTACAACACGTTGTCCTTGTTCATTTCGGCCATGGCTTTCCGGCGCTTGTCGAGCCAGGCCATCTGCTTGGTAGAGCGTTCTTCGTGCTCGGCCGCCCGCTGACCGCCGGTCATGCTGGTGATCGTATCCTCGCCCTGCTGCGTTTCCGCGTACATGGGCCGCACGCCGTAGAACTTCTCCGCGGCGTTCGGATAGTCCTTGATCGACACGGTGCCATCCTGCAGCGCGTAGAGCTTGCGGACGATATCGTCGATCAGGTCGAACTTGCTGTTGTTCACCCAGAAGAAGTTCGCCACGTTGGCATCGCTGCGCGAGGCCACCAGCGACTTGATGCCGTAGTCCTTGATCAGCGACACACCAGGCGTGGGCGCGTCGTCCTGAATCTTCGCCGACTCGCGACCCTCCGGCGTGGAGAGCAGGAAGTACGGCACCGGCCGGTACACCAGGTGCACGCCGTCCTCGCGGTCCTCGGTGTAGAGCTCGTTCCAGATGCCGACATCGCCATAGGTCCGCATCACGTCGTAGACCGAGCCCTGCGCATTTTGGTAGTTGTTGTTGACCACGCCGTGCTTTACCGCCACCCCATCCCCCACGGTGATCTGCCGCGGGATTGGCATGTTTTCCGGCATGAGCGTGTTCATGTAGGGGTTGATGACCTTCTCGACCATCTCCTTGGCGAAGTCGGCTGCCGACAGCGTGTTGCGAGCCTGAATGCCGAACAGCTCCCAGAGCGAGAAATTGGTCAGCAGCGTTTTCCCGGCCGCGTACGCGGGCATGTACAGCACCTGGTAGGTCTGCCAGAACTTGCCGTAGTCCTGCCCGGACACCGACACGATGCGCTGCGGTCTGCCGTCCTCGCCCATGGCCTGCGAGCGCGTGATTTGAGAGACGACGCCGCGCATGACGATGGGCAGCAGCAGGGGCCGCGGGCCCATTCCGCCCCACATGCGAATCTCGATGATGTCCATGGGTTCGATCAGGCCGTAGACAGTCTCCAGGTCGCCGTAGCCCCAGGAGGCCTGCGGCTTGTCGGCAAACGTGAGATTGAAGCCGCCTGCAGCCTCGCGGACGGACTTCTGCGTGCGCACCGACGACCCAAGGTTCAGGAACGGCGTGAGGTCGATGTACTCGTCCTTGCCCTCGTACCGACCGGACACCGCCCAGTTCCCATCCAGCGTGTTGCGGCCGATGGTTTTGAAAAGCCAGATGTCGATTTCTGGCCGGGCGTCGATGGCGTGGGTCATGGTTAGTTTGCTCGAGCGCCACCAGCATACGGGCTGGCGGGCTTGACGGTGGTGTTGATGGTTTGATCGGGCATCACCTGGCGCCCATCGCTGCCGGGGTATTTTACGATCAGGGGATCGAAGCTGACGCTCATGCCACGCCCGCCGCCGGCATCGCTGGGCTTCACACCTTCAGGCATTGGCGTGGCCGCCCGCGCGCGCGCCGCCATTGCCGCAGCGTTCACGCCGCTGCTTACGTAGTTGGGGTCTTCGGCATACCCGCCTTTTTTCAGCGCCGAGAAGTAGTCTCGCGCATTGTCCGTGCCTTGGGCGCCGGCATAACGCTTCTTATCCAGCAGTTTTTTGAAGTCTTCGCCGAAGGCGTCCGGGGTGGCGTACGCGCGGTAGGAATCCACGCTGCCCGTCATGTTGTCCTTTGCCTTCGGGCCCGCGCCAGAGAAGTCCTTGATGTTCCCCAGGTTGTTCGTGCCGGGAATGATGCTCTTGCCCCACCCTGTCTCCAGGCCCCACTGCCCCAGGACGGCATCGACAGGGACGTTTTTTTCCTTCGCGATTTTTTCAGCGAGCGGGCCGTATTCCTTGACGAAGGCCGCCACGTTCGACGGCGGCTTTTTGCCATCAACGGCACCAGCAGCCGCGGCGCCGCCAGCGCCCGCACCAGCACCAGCCCCGGCGCCAGGCTTGGGCGTGCTCTCGGGCGTTTGCAACGCCGCATCGCGCTCGGCGCCGATCCCGCGAATTTGAGAGTTCACGGTGTTGATTTGGGCGTCGATGGCCGCGTCCTGCTCCTTGAATTCTTCGCGCGTAATTTGCCCGGAGTTCAGCTTTTTTCGCAGCTCGCGCTTACTTTCGAGCAGCTTGTCACGGTCGGATTTGAGCCCGTCCTCCTTGTTGGCGTATTGCTCCTTGATGCCTTTGACGCGGTCCTTTTCCTCGCCGGCGGCGATTTCCTTCATGATTTCGCCGGGCGTCTTCCGGCCCTTGTCGCCAGCCATGTACAGCAGGGCCTTCCGCATGTCCTGCTGGATGGTGATCATGTCCGCGGCTTTGACCTTGAGGTTGTCCAGCGCAGCCCGGCTGTCGCGAATGTCCGACCCCTGGGTTCGCTCCTGCTCGTACTGCGCAGACAGCACGGCAAGCGTGCGCTTCTGTTCCTCCGGGTTCATTGAACCCAGGCCCTCCAGCGTGGAGCGGTCCTCCCTTTTCAGGTCTTCGCGCTTGAGCAAGCCGTCACGGATGCTGGCGCGCTGCTCGTCGGTGCCCTGGAGCGCCATGGCCGCGTTGTTGATGCCGGAGGCGTTCATGCTCAGCGTCGTATTGCCAAGCACCTTTTGCAGTTCGCCCATCTCATTCGGCTGCAGCGACAGCATAGCCATGGCCTGATTCATGTTCAGGCCAGTGTGGTTGCCGAAGGCCTGCGCGCGCATCAGCTTGTCGGTGCGCTCATCCGTGGAGAACCGCTGCTTGTCCATGCGCTCGCGCGTGGCGGAATAAAGCGTCTGGTTGCCATCTGGGCCGCTCTCGCCCATGTACCGGGTGTACGCGCTGCCCACGCCAAAGGCGCCCCTCTTGGTGGCGAACATGCCATTCTCGCGCAGCACCTGCATCTGCAAGGGATCGAGCCCCATGTCGTTGCCGACCATGCTGGTGAAAAACTGCGATGCCTCGCCCTTGGCGCCACCGGCCCCAAGGTTGGAATTTACTTTAGACAAGATGGCCGCAGCATTCGTCGGGTCCATGCCAGCCATGCCGCTGCCGACCATGCTGGAGAACATGCCCGCGTAGCCGCTCACGTTGGCGGCCGCCAGGCTCTGGCGCGTTTGCGCCGTGGCGAAACCAGCGATGGCCTCCATGACCTCGTCGGCCTTCGAGAAGGCGTCGGACTTGGCGATGGTCTCGCCGATCAGCAGCGCCAGGCGACGGCTGTCCTGCACGTCCTTGGTGACGCCCAGGCCGCGCATCTGCCCCATGAAGCCGACACCCTGGGACGGGTCCAGGCCGTAGGCGCGCGACATACCCGCACCCAGGCCAATCTCCTGCGGCAGGGCCTGGTAGCCAGCGCGGCCGCTGACCTTGCCCGACTTCGCGAACTGCGAAAACAGGCCCTCGGTTTCGTCGTACTTGAGGTTCAAGCCCTCGCCGGTGGACGTCACGGCCTTCTTGAGCCCGACAAACGAGACGTTCACATCGCCCAGCGTGCGCTTGAGCCGGTCATAGGCGATGTTGTTGTTTTCGGCCTGGTCGATCTTCTCGGCAACCGCGCCTACCAGCTTGCCAACGCCAAGGGCCGCCATGCCGCCCACAAGCCCCATGAGGCCCGCTCCGAAGCCCGCGGACATGCCAGTACCCATGGCGTTGGCTGCGACGCCCCCAACAGGCCCTGCGGAGCGCATGCCAGCCTGCGCAACACCCGCGGCGGTCTGGCGCCAGCCGCCACCACCACCGCCACCTCCGCCATGCCCCGCACCAGGGTGGGTGAAGTCCTCGCCGTTTTCGGCGAAGAACTTCTGCATCTGCTGCAGCTTGCGCGCCCGCTGGCGGGAGTTGGAGTTCGGGTACGCCCGGTCGAGGTTGATGTTTTCCGGCGAGACGCTGGACTGGTCCGAATCCTTGAGGCGCCGGGCCATTTCGCGGTCCAGCTTCAAGTACGCCTGGAACAGCGCATCGATCTTGCGGATGGCGCCATCCGGCACCGGGTCGATCTTGCGTTTACCGACACGACCGAGCACGTCATCGATCTTCTTGGCGCCCTGCTCCACGCCCGTTGTGCTGAGCGTGGCGGATACCGGAATTTCAATTTTTTGCGTCATATCAGCTCAGTTCTTCAAAATCGTTTGGCAACTGCGGCTGCTGCTTTTGCTGCCGGGCAAGCAGCCTTTCAGCGACCGATTCCTCGTCGAATTCGTCATCCTCGACGGTCTTCGTTACAGCCTCTGGGTCGTCGTAGTACGTGTGCATCCACAGGTCTTCGAGCATGTCCTCGACGGTTGCTTCAAGGAACCGAGGATCGGTGCGCGTGAGGTTGTACTTGCGGCGGAACCAGAACTCGACCGACCCAAAGCCATCACGCGCTAGTTCCTTCGCCCGCTGGTTTCTGTCCGCCTCGAAACGAGCGCTCCTGGGTACGGAGCTCCTCATAAACGAGGTTCAGGTTGGCGTAGGTTTTCTCGTCCAGCGGATCCAGCTCGTCCAGATCCCAGCCGTCAGGCGCGGACACCGTCAGCACGCGCAGCGCGGACAGCCAGCCACCCATCGTGTCCAGCCACACCGTCGGCCGCTCGACGCCCTGGATGATGTCGGCGTACTCGCGCTGAATGGCCAGCTCGTCGGCCATGGTGCGCTTGCCAAAGACAAAGCGGCCGACGCCCTCAACAGTGACGGCAAAATCGGTCGGCTTGGGCGCGCGTGGTTTCTTGATCATGATGCGAATTCCTTGGGTGTTAAAAAGCCGCCTCGATCCACAGCGGATCGGGCGGCCCCTATTATTGCGGCACGACTTAGGCGCCGGTGCCCGTCACGTCGAGCGCGTTGAACTGACCGGAAGCCACCACGATCTGGTGCGCCTGAATGTCGATATCGCCGCTGGCGTACGACACGCCCACGTACTTGCGAAGCAGCTTGCCGTCACGCTTTGCATAGACCTCCAGATCGAACACCAGGCCCTGCAGCATGGCGTCGCCGTTTTCAGGCGTGATTCCAGCGCCCATCATGTTGTCCTTGATGAGGACCATGCCCGACACGCTGATCGTGTGGCGAGCCATGGTGGGCACGTACTCCTGCACGTGGATATCGCCGATGCCAGAAGCCGGATCCGGGCCGTAGTCGTCGCTTCCGCGCACCGACCGGATCATCCCGACCTGGCGGCCGTCGAGCAGCACGATGATCTCGTTGCCGGACTGGACTTTTCGATTTTGCTTCATTCCTAAGCTCCTTTAAGACGCCGACGCCGCGCCGCTGTACGGGACAGCGAAGATCGACACGAGCACGTAGTTGACGGGGATTGCGGGCGAGCACTCGAACTGCACGCGCAGCACGTCGCCGGCCAGCTCGGCGCTGATATTGCGGTACGCGGGGCTCTGCGCATCGCCGACCAGCACACCCGGACCCTGGGGCTCGGCCTTCGCCAGCTCGCGCAGCGCAGACTCGGTGATGCTGATAGCGCGCTGCAGGCTGATAGGCCCACCCTTGGCGCCGCGCAGCACGTCCAGAGCCTCGCGCACGCGGCGGGCGGTGAAGTCCAGCGCCCAGCCGGTGGATTGCTCCACCTTCGCGTAGTTGCGATCGTTCAGCCAGGTGCTGATCGACTTGACCACCTTGTAGGCGTCGTCGGTCTTTTCGACGCAGAACACGCCGCCGTTGATCAGCACATCGGTGTCGGTCGGGTTGCGCAGATTGCGCTCCAGGCCGCGCACCTTGATGGCCTTGTTGGTCAGCGGGGTGCCAGGGTTTACACCGGAGAAGGCGCCCGAAATCAGGGCTGCCGTCATGTAGGCGGGATACAGCACCAGCTTGCCAAGCGGGTCGAAGTTGTAGTGCCCGATGTGCACCAGCGACGTGCGCTTGCTGTTCAGCGCCTTGGCGGCGTCAACGGCCTGCAGGTCGGTGGTGTTCAGCCCCGTGCCGCAGATCACCCGGCGCTCGCGCAGAGCTACATCGCTCATGTACGAGGCATGCGTGTCGGCCAGGGCGTGGATTGCCGGGTCGCCGCTGATCGGGGTGACCCACTGCACGTCCACGGTCTGCAGCACTTCAAACGCAGCAGCCCAGTCGCTGAACGTGGTCAGGCCGTCGGTACCGGCGGACATGAATGTCCAGTCCACCAGGGTCGGGGGCTTGCCGGCGCCGTTGACGCGGGTTGCGCGCACAAAGTCTTGCGTGGGGCCATTGAGCCAGTCCACCACAGCCTGCAGGTCCGCCTTGGCCGTGTAGGGGGCGGTCTTGACATCCACCGCGGTCACGAAGTCCAAGCCGTTCAGCGCGGGCGAGTTGTAGCTGGAGTCCAGCACCGACGCCTCGAAGCCCGGAACCACGTTGATGCGGTCAACCAGGTCAACGATCGTTCCGTACTGGGTCAGGTCCAGCGTGGCCACCGTGGTGCCAGAAGGCGCGGCCAGGACGACCGTGGTGCCAGTGACCGTCATGGTGGCCGAGGCCAGGGCGCCGGTGTACTGGACCGAGAAAGCGCGACGCTCGATGTTGTCCTTGCTGTAGTAGTCGTTGCCGCGCTTCGTGGTGACGCGCAGGCCCGCCACGCTGCCAGCTTCAACCTTGAATTGAATCTGGTTCTCGCGAATACCGTAGTTCACCGACGTCAGCGTGATGACGTTGGCGGCGGCGTTGTCCTTGAGGACGCCAGTCGACTGCAGCGCGTTGTCCACGCGGATGACTACGATGGTCTGCGGGCCGCCAGTTTCGGGGCTGGGGTCGAAGGCTGCGCGAACGGCGTCCAGCAGCTCACCAGACACCAGGTCGCGAGCGGCTTCTTGCGGGCTGCCATAGCGCAGGGGCGTCTTCGGCTTGCCGCCGGCGGCACGGCCGATCAGCGCAACCACGTTGCCCACGGATGCGTTCTGCGGCTGCAGGGCGCTGTCATTGATGACCGACGCCGTTGCAGGCGAAACGATCAGCCGACCATTAAAAAATACAGACATGAAACGCCTCGCTTAAACAGGGGTGGTGACGAAAGTGTCGAAACGCGCCCGGTACGAGGCCTCGGTGTCCTTGAGGCGTCCAGCGCGGCGCTCCACGAACTCGAAGCCACCCAGCAGCTCGGGGCGGCTCACCGTTTCGGAAAGGCGCGTGCAGAATTCCGCCAGCGTCAGCCGGGGCTCTTGCGTGATTTCCACGGCTTCGTCCGTGGGGTTTTGCTTAGCCATTGATGCTCCTTGAAATGACAGACGAAATAGCGTCAACGTTTCCGCCCACGCGAACTGGTGCCAGGCAGGTGAAGGTGTTCACCGTCTGGAACATGCCTGGCACGCCGTACTCGCCATTCAGCGAGTCCACATCGGACTGCTCCAGGACGACCAGGTCCAAACCCTCGGCGGCAAAGACGCCCAGGTTGCCGATGATGATGCGGCGTAGCGCCTTCCGCAGCGCCGAGCGCTCGTCTGCATTCAGGCACCAGCCGATGATTTGCAGGTTCACATCAGCGAGCCAGCCGTCGGTTTCCTCCCAGCCGTAGCTCGTCATGTCGAACTCATCGCCGCCGATGTACTCGCCAATCGCGCGCTCCGCGGGCTTTTCGGATTCGAGGTGGATGGTCACGGCCGGGAAGCTGGTTGTTTCAGCGATCGGCGGCGCGGTGAAAACCTGCACGTAGCCGAGATCGGAGACAACCGCGCCGCGTTCGACCTCGATTTTCAGCCCGGCCTCCAGGCGGTCGCGGAGCAGCGTCATCACATCGGTTGACAGATCCGCGTAGCTCGCGCGAGGTGTTGCGCTTACGGCGCCGCCAGGGGTCCATGTGGCCCCGTGGTCGAAGCTGTAGTAGGGCTTGTAGAAATAGGGGACATCGTTCTCGATGAACTGGGTATCGACGAACGAATCCAGCGTACCCTCGAAGACCAGGAAAGCCCCGGTGTCGGCCGGGCCGGTGAACGTGTTGGAACCGCGGCGAAGAACTCGCCAGGCGACAGCGCCCGCAGGCGGCTCCAGAAGGAGGCGCACAGCATTTCCGATTGGAAGCGGCTGGGCCAGTGAAATCATGGCCTCAATGATCGCGTCACGACCAAAGGCTCGTGATGCAACAATGGGGAATGGCTGGAATAAATTATGGCGTCACGTTCAGCATTGCCGGAAAGCTCGATGCCGTCGGCATCGTGAACAAGGAAGTGCTGCCACTCCTGCACCAGGCGGTGAAGGGCGTCGCCAAGCACGGCGCCCAGAATTGGCAAGAGGCCGTGCTCAAGCAGCGCGGCATCTGGTCAAAGGAAAAGGATGACTACGCGGCATCCATCACCTGGAAGATGACGGGCGACTTCAGCGCGGTCATCGAGTCGGACTACCAATACGCCGCGGACATCGAAACCGGCCGCCCAGCGCGCGACCTCAAGCGCATGCTGGACACCAGCGGGAAGGTGCGGCGCACCAACGACGGGCGCAGGTTCCTGGTGATCCCGTTCCGCCACAACACCCCAGGCAACAGCGCCCACGGGCAGGAAATGCCATCAGGCGTGCACGGGTTGGCCAAGGCGATGAAGGAATCCCAGGTCACGGGCGGCGGGCAGCGCCCATCCGGCCAGGTGGTGCACCTCTCGCCGAAAAGCGGCATGTCGCCAGCGGCGAAACAAACGCCGTTCCTCAGCTCCACCACGACCAAGAAGGCCTCCACCGTCGAGGCGCGCAGCTACGCCTGGGGCGGGCGCCTCACCAACGGTGCCATGAAGCAGGCCGGGCTGGACGCGGCCACGCGCAAGCGGTACGCGGGCATGGTCAAGATGGACACCAGCACGCCGGGCGGCGCAAAGTCCTCGGCTTACATGACCTTCCGCATCATGATCGAGGGCAGCCAGGGGTGGGTGGTTCCGGCGCAGCCGGGCCGCTACATCGCCAAGAAGGTGGCGGAAGATCTTCAACCCAAGGCAGAGGCCGCATTTGCAGCCGCAGCCAAGGCCGCCATCAAGTAGCGCTGCGGCGCCCCAGGAGGTCGAAGCGGCGCAGCACCACCCGCCGCGGGAGCGGCGCACCGCTGTGCTCGTTGCGGCTTGAGGGCATTTCCACCAGGCAGTAATACTCCGGCAGGCGCTGGCCCGTGATCGAGTAGGTGACACCAGGCGGCGGGGCATCCGCACCCCAAACCGGGCGGCCGTCCGCGCCCAGCGATGGCAGCGGGCCCTCGACGAGCGCCTTGGTGACGGCATCGATCCAGAACACGCGGTCGATGCCGCTGGCCTGGAACATCAGGCGCTCGGTCGGCGCGCTGCGCGTGAGGCTCGTAGAGAAGCGTTCGGCCCCGTTGAGCATGGTGACGCGGTCAAACGGGCCAACGGCCCACATGGGGCTGTCTCCGGGCACGGTGACGACAATATCGCCATCCGTCCACATGCCCGAGCCGATCCACTGCTGCTGGGTCTTCTGGCTGGCCACGCCGCACACGCAGAGCTGCGACGCCGACCACAGATGCCCCTTGCCGAGGCAGTGGGGGCAGCGCGGATCCGGCTGCCCGCTGTCGCGCTTGACGCACGGGCACGCGAAGGATTGCGACCACTTCACCTGTTGCCCTATGTGGGCCAGGTGTCGATTGAAGGCGCCGGCGTTGAGTTGCATCAGAACACCATCGAGCGGATGCCGTGGATGCGCGTCATCAGGCCGCCATTCGTGCCCTTCGGCCCGTTGATGATGTCGTCGATCGCATCGCTGTACTTGCTGATATCCATGCTCATGCTCTGGCTCAGGCCGTCAGCAGAGATGGAGCCCGACTGCGGGATGTACGAATCCGCCAACACGTTCAGGACGGCCTTTTTCTTGATCACATCCAGAATCTCCGGGTACTCGGTCTGGATGTTTTGCAGGCCCGCCGTGTAGGCCACCTGCACCATGTCCGGGATGCTCCGGCGGTTGATCATGGAGGTCATCGCGAAGCCGGCCGTGCCCATCAGCAGCGCGGAGTTGCTGGGCACGATGCGGACATGGCCAGGGCGGCTGTCGATGCGCAGCCAGTCGAGCGGCACGTTGAAAAAGCCCTGGTTTTGCGTGGGGTACGCGAAGCGGATGTACTCCACCGAGATGACCGGGCGGTGCCGCGTGACCAGGTAGCCCCACTTGTCGCGCTCGAACATTTCCGGCACGTAGTCATACCCGGCGTCGATCTGCCATGGCATGCCGCCCAGGGCGGCCAGATCGTCGGCCGTGGGCTGGATGGGAAAGTACCGCGTCGGCACCAGGGGCACGCGCAGCAGGCCGGCGACATACGCCTCGGCGGCGATCAGCTTCTCCCAGAGGTAGTCGTCACTGACCGCGATGCCGGGCATGAGGTTGGCGGCCATCAGTGCGAGGCGGTCCTGGCGCAGGCGAGCCACGGCAACGATCCGGTTCGGAAACAGCGCGCTGCCGGCGTTCAGGGGCGCCTTGACGTTCAACAGGCAGACCCGCGCATCGCGCCGGCCAGCCGCCGTGACAATCGAGTTTTCGAGCACGTACCAGTCGGGCGTGATTCCGACGGGCGCCTCGATCCAGATGGAGGTGGACGTGCCAGAAGTCAGCGAATCCGTCAGGATGGGGCCTGGGGCGCTTACGGTCCAGGTGCTGGAGACGATCGTGTCCCCGCCAGCTTTCGCCAGCCAGTCGGACCAGTCGAGGCCGTAGTCCAGCCTCGAGCCCGCCCGCTGCTCGCCGGTGAACCCGCTGTCGGATTCCGTGAATAGCGTGGTCATGTCATGCCTTGAAAATTCTGCCGGATTCGATGATACGCTCACGACGCCCGGCGACGACCACGCCCTGGGCGCGCGCTGTGGCTGATACATTGCCGCGGCTCACGCGCTGTTTCGCCTGCGCCGGCCGGCCTTCCGCTTGGGTTTTTGGCACTTGAGCGACCGCAAGACGCCCCGGACTTGGCATCTTTCCAACGACGCTGTAGGAGCCAGGCATGGAGGCCGCCGCAATCCCGGTGATGTCGAAGCCGTCCAGCAGATCCGCCCAGACGGAAGCCTCCACCGCGTACTCGCCATCCATGCCCGAGCCAACAGCGATCAGGGTATCAAACCCACCGTCCAGATCCCGGGCGACGGCCTGCAGGACAGAGAACTCTCCGGCAAGCGCGCTACCGACCTCGGTCTGCACGCCATAACCGCCCGACAGGTCCGCCGACACGGCGCTGGCGATGGTGTGCGAAAGGGAGGTGCTGGCGCCGACGGCGCTGAGGATGGGGTACGACAGCGCGAGGTTGGCGCCCACGCCACCCTCAAGGATGTAGCCACCCGCCAGGCTGGCACCCACGAGCCCGCTGACGCTGTACGCCCCAGGCTGCGAGGCCTCCACCCCAACCAGGACGGAATAAGCACCCGGAACGGATGCAGCGACCTGCTGCAGCACGGCGTGCGCGCCGGCCAGCGAGGCGGATGCGCTCTGCAAGACGGCGTAGCCACCAGCATGATCCGACACCAGCACCCCGGCGATGCCGAAGGACAGCGCCAGGCTGGCCGGTACCGAGGTCAGGACAGCGTAGGAGCCAGGGCGATCAGCGGCAACGCCCTGCGCAATCCCGTGCGACCCGGCAAAGTCAGCCACCACGACGCTCGCGATCGTGAAGGTGCTCGGCAGATCGGCCGACACCCCGGATGCCACCGGGTAGGCGCCCGCGTGGTCCGCAAGCACGGCGGCCGAGACGCCATATGCCCCGGCCAGCGATTCCGCCACGCCCTGCCGCACCTGGTGCTCGCCATTGAAGGCGGCCGCCGCGCCCACAAGCACTGCATACGCACCAGGCGCATCAGCCCGAACCCCGGAAAGGACCGTGTAGGCGCCTGGGGCATCGGATGACGCTACCCCAGCGACACCGTACGAATCGGCCAGGCTGGACCCCGCCGTGGCCCGCACAGCGTACGCGCCGGCGACGTTGGCGGCCACGGAAGCCAGCACGGCATGGGCGCCGGGATGATCGGCCGAAACCGCGCTGGCGATGCCGTACGCGCCCGGGGCGTTTGCGGCGACGCCGGACAGCACCAGGTAGGCGCCTGTCGCGCTGGCTGCCACCGAGGACGCGACGCCGTAGGCGCCTGGGGCATCCGCAGCGACCGAGGAAATGATGGCGTAAGCGCCCGAGCCGTCCGCTGAGGTGGTGCCGGCAACCCCATAGCCGGTCGCCAGATCGGCGGCGACGCCGGACAGGATGCCGTAGGCGCCAGGACCGTCGGCTTGGGCGCCGGACAGCACGGCGAACGTGCCGGCGTGGTCCGCGGAAACGCTGGCCAGCGCGGCGTGCGCGCCCGCAAGGTCCGCGGACACGGCGGACAGCACGGCATATGCCCCAGGCTGGCCAGCCAGGACGGACGAGAGGACGCTGTAGGCCCCGGGTTGGTCTTGCGCGACCGAGGACAGGATCGCAAACGACCCGGTCATGTCGGCGGCCACGCCGGCGAGGATGGCGTGGCTACCGCTGGCGCTGGCGGCCACGACCTGAAGCACGCCATAGGCGCCCGCCAGGTCGGCGCCCACCACGGACGTGCCAGCCGTCGCCGCGCCCGTCTCGAAGACGGCCGGGTCGAAAACATCAGGGCCGTCGAACAGTTCGGCGCTGCCACCGAACAGCGCGCTGTCGAATACCCCGCTATCAAAGACGGGGGTCGCCATGGTCAGTAATCAGTCTCGATGTAGATGCCGCAGACATCGAGGCCAACAGCCGCGGCTGTTGCATTGTTCGTGCGCCAGAGCTGGTGGCACAGCAGCGTGGTGCCGGCGGGGCACACCAGGGCCGCCAGGAACCCGGAGGCCTTGGCACCGGTGTTGAGGCGGGTGACCTCGTAGTAGCAACCACCAGAAGTCGGCGAGAAAAGCGTCAGCTCATAGACGTCCTGCGACGCCGTGTTTGCCGGAAAGCCAGCCCCAAGGTCGATCGGCGCTTGCGCGACACTGCCGCCATAGACGATCTGCAGGTTTGCAGAAGTGGATAGCTGCGCCACGCCGATGACGTTGACCAATGTGGATGGCTCGACGTTCGTTGGCGCGCCGGTTGAGGCGGCGAGGCCGACAAACATGCGAGCACCGGCCACGTTCGCGGCATCCGATGTTGCGAACCGGTAGCGGGCAAAGAAGCCGCCCAGGCCAGCGCCGGCGCCGGTCGTGTACTTGGCGACGGCCTCGCGGGCGCCGGCAAGCGCTGCAGCCGTTGCGGCGGACACGTACGCCAGCCGCGTCATGCGGGTCAGCATGTTGGTCGTGGCCACGTTGCGCGCCGTAGCCGTTCCGGTACCGGTCAGCGCGGCCATGCCGAATACGCCGGGCGCCGTGGTGCTGTTTCCCGGCGGCATCCACAGCGCTACCTTGTTGCCGCCAAGGTTCGGCTGCAGGGTCGTATCGAGGCCGGACGGCCCCATCTGCGACAGCATCGTGCGGCCGCCGATCTTCTTGCCGTACAGGGTAAGAAAACCATCGGCTGGCGCCGCCGGGTCGGAGGTCAGCACCGGAATATCCACCTCGGAATCGATAACGTGGCCATCGTTCCAGCGATCGACGGAAACCTGCTTGGCGCCATCGTTGACGCCGGTCGCCTGGTAGTTATGGCGGATTGGCATGGGGCAGACCTATCAAGCAGCCGTATCGCACTCGACGCGCAGCGTGTACGTGTCGTTCGCGGCGGGTGTCGCGGCGCCGATCGTCCGGCGAACCCAGACGGCACGGTGCTGTCCTGCGGGGATGTTGCCCAGCGCCAGGCCTGCGCCCTTTGTGGCGGGCTGGCTGAACGTCACGCCGGCGGGAGCGGTGTTTTCGTCGGCCACGGCCGTTTCGGTGGCGTTGACAGCCGAGGCGCCCACGCCGATCGCAATGCGGTTGCCTGTGGTGTTTGCCTGAATGTAGACCACCGCATTCTGCATCGCCAGAGTGGCGTTCGCGTTGTGCACGTAGAAGCAGCGGTACTCGATGTCGCCGGCCGAGCTTTCAGCGCTGGTGACGTCATCGAACAAACCAGCCGGCACCACGTTGGCAGACTTGGCGCCACCGATCGACGCCAGGGCGCTCGCGTTGGCAGCGCCGCCGGACAGGCGGTAGACGATTTCAGTGGTAATGATTGGCATATAAACATCCTCGAATTATGCGCATTCTGCTGTCACGAAAAAGGCCGCGTGCAGCGGCCTTTTGATCCTCGGGAGAAGCCGATGGCGATCAGCTCGATGCAATCACGCCAGCGTTGCGCAAGCTGTTGAGCAGCGCATCAAACTCCGCCTTGGTCGGCGCAGCGGCCGCGTTGGGCACGTGCACGCCTTGGGCCGTGGGCAGGCCCTTGTCGAGCAGGTCGCCCAGCTTGGCGGTCTTCGCGCCAGGCGTGAGGGAGTTCAGCAGTTTTTTTGCAGTCGCGGTAATCGCCATGATGGCTCCTTAAAAAACGTTGGGGTCTTCGTTGCCCGCTTCGCCGGCAGCACCAGGGGCTGGCTCTTGCGAATCGGGGGCTTGCGGGCCGGTGCCATCAGCGACAGGCGCAGTCACTTCTGGAGCGGCAGCAGGCGCAGGCGCCGGAGCCGCGGCGGCCTTTTTGATGGCAGCGGGCTTCGCGGGCGCAGCGGGCGGCTTTGCGGCTGGTGCCTTGGGCTGCGTTGCGACGGGCTTCTCCTCGCCTTGCTCAGCCAGCTCGTAGCCTTCGATGGACAGGAACAGCTCAGCAGCCTCGTCGCCGATTTCCTCGGAGATGACGCCGCGGCCGTCTTCGGTCGGGGTGAAATTTACGCCGTTGATGTTCAGGCTGGCGTTCGGGCGCGTGCAGATGACTTTGGGCATGACAGTTACTCAGGTGATGGTGGAACAAACCGGACGCCACAAGGGCGCCCGGTATCTACCCTGCCCGCTGATTATTCAGCGGTGAACGGACGCCACTTGGCGTTGCTCGGCAGGATGTTCTTGATGAAGCCGTGGTGCTTCGGCTTCGTGATCCGCAGGTACCCGAACAGGAACTGGAACCACGAATACTGAGGCACGCCACCGATACCAAACGGCAGCGGAATCTTGGTCATCGGCTGGAACTGGCGCCATCCGATGGCGTCCGAACCGGTCGACAGATTCAGCACAGGCACCATCACCGTACCGGGGATGTCGCGGTTCTGGTCGGTGTAGGTGGTCGTCGCGCCGGTCTTCTTGATCACGCGCACCAGACGGAAGTCGTTGGTGGCGTTCGTGCCGTCCTGGCGGCTGCGATAGATCGCATAGCCAGTCTCGGTGCCAGAAGCCGACTGGCTGATCGTCAACACAGCGTTCTTGCCGGCGGCAATCGCGGTCTGCGTGGACTTCACCACTTCGGACAGGCCCTTGCCGGTGCCGTCGATGGCGGCAACAGCGTAGTAGTAGTTGCCGGCGCGGGGCGCAGTGAAGCGCGACGCGGTGTCATTGGCGGTTGCGTTGACGGCAACACCCACGGGCTTGATGGCAGCGTTGCTGACGGCGATGGCGGCGTTGTTCACTTCGAACGGATAAACCATGGGGTTTTCTTCGTCCTGGATGAACGTGTCGAGGTTCGTCTTCAGGATACCGCTGGTGATGCGGATGCCTTCGACGTGGCCACCGAGCACGGGCGTGTTGCCACCGGCAGGGCTCCAGCGGTACGCAGGGTCGAGGTTCTTGTTCAGATCGACCTGCACCGAGTTCGGCAGGAACACGTCCGTGCTCTTGCCCCAGGAGCCGTAGCGGCTCGCGGCGGTGTTGATGCGCGAGAACGGATCCACATCGACCAGGGTGCCACCGTTCAGATCGACGATGTTGTCACCGGACATATTGCCGGCAGCCACTTCCTTCTCGATCTGGCTGAAGATGCCGTCGAACTGCACGGGGCTGGCGTCCGAGTTGCCGTGGTACAGCGAGTAGTTCGCATCGGTCAGGAGCTGCAGGGCGCCGTTGCGCTCTTCCAGGGCCACAGGCTCGGCGATGTTCTTGCCCACGGTCAGGACGTAGCCGACCTGACGCAGGGTCATGAGGAACTTCACCATGCCGACTTCACGGCTGTACTCGCCCTGCGCGGAGCGGACAACACCCATCTGGGAGTTGAAAGCGCCACCCAGGAAACCACCGACGTTCGTCTGGCGGCTGTACTCGTCCACGATGTTCGTTGCGCTGGTCGAGGCCAGGCGGTTGAACAGCGTGAAGTGGTCGTTTTCCTGGATCGTGGTCTTCATCGCCGTGTCCAGCGACTGCACGCCCAGGGCGCCACCACCGGTGAGGGTGGCGACATCGGTCTGGTAGTTGGACGCTTCCAGTGCCTTTTTCAGGTCACCGAGCTGGTCCAGGGAACCGCCCGCAGAGCCACCAAGGGCCGGGGCGCCGCCGGGCGACATGCCGGCAAACTGTTGCAAAAGGGCTTGGGCGTCCATGCTTTTTCCTTCGGGGTATGGATGGGGTTGCTGGGGGGGGGTTAAGCGAGGGCAACCTTCTGGAGAATGCCCGCATCGATGGGCCAGCCGTTACGCAGGCATGCATCGATCGTGTTCAGTTCGGTGCCGGAGATCTTCTTGGCGGCGTAGGCCGCGTTCGACTTCGCCAGCAGCTCACCAGGGGTGATGTTGCCGTCTTCCGCACCCGAGGACTTGGCGAGCACATCGGCAACGCCGGGCTTGTCGGCGATCGTGACCAGCGTCTTGCGACCGCGGCCCTGACCAGCCAGCGTGCGGACTTCGGCCTGCAGCGACTTGATCAGCTCGTTCTGCTTGCCCATCGCGCCGGCCATCGTGGTCAGCGCCTTGGCGAGAACGCCATCGGTGCTGTCCTGGCGGGCCATGAGCGACTTCACCAGCTCGGTGGCGTCGATCATTTGGTTTCCGTCGGCGTCAGCGCCCAAGGACTTACCGAAGTCCTGGCCATCTTCATCGCCTTTGACGTCATCGTCGTCGCCATCCATGACGGGGGCGTCAACGCCAGAATCGGCGGCGGCAGCGGCCACAGTCTTGTCGTCGGCGGCAGCGGGTGCGGCCTTGGCGAGCGTGTCCGTGCCTTCCGCGACTTGCGCGAGCGACTTCAACAGCTCGTCGAAGTTGCTTTCGTTGTTTTCAACACTCATCATTTACTCCGTTTGAGTTTGGAAAGACCTGATTTCAAATCGCTGAGAAAGCGATCCACCCACTCAGCCGCCTCATCGTGAGACAGCGAGTATTTCCCGGCGCAATACTCCACCAGGCTCGCCGGCGAACCGACCTTTGCGGCGCCCGTTTTCACGTCGCCAGAAAGGCGGTTGCGGAAATCGAAATACGAATGCGGAGCGCCCGTATCGAGCGACTGCGCACCGAAGGCGGCGCCTCCGGTTTTGCCTGCCGCATCGGTCGCGTAGCTGGCCTCCAGGGCCTTCGCCATGTCGAAGCCGCCATCGGCGCTCCAGGACTTTGCGAGGACGCCGAACGGGATGGTCTGGATGCCACCCACGTGCTGATTCACGGGCTGCTGGCTGATAGCGACATTGGTCCAGCGCACGCCACTGACCACGCCGTACTTGGCGCCCGACTTTTCGTCGATGCGGATGGACTTCGCCAGGATCTTGCCGCCGACGCTGGGGTACCACTTGCGGGGCGGGTTCAGCTTCGTCATGCTGTCCCACACCATGTTCGCGTTTGCGGCCAGTTCGGTATCACCGGTGTAGAGCTGCGCCTTCACGAACGTGGACGCGCCATCAACGCGCACCTCAACAGGCGAGCCGACTTCCCACAGATCGGGGCGGTCGATGCCGTGCATCTTCGCGACGGCGGGCATCGACTTGTGGTCCAGGTCGATGTTGCCGAACTTGAGGTAGTGGTCGGCCGACTCTTCCAGAGCCTTCGCGAGCACCACGTCGTTCTGGAGGTCGCGAGCTTCGCGGGATGCCTCCAGGTACACGAACCGCTTGTCGCCCTCTTGGGCGGGCGTAGCCTTCAGCATCATTTCGATGCTGAGGTATTCGGGGATGCCCGAAAGGAGCTGCTCGCCTGGATTCATGCCCCAATGATGCCGTCACGACTTTTTCGCGGCGGGCTCCATCGGCGAAATTTTAGGGGGCCAGGGCCTTGCGAGCTTTGGCGATGACCACGTCCAGTTGTCCGCGCTCGGACACCAGATCGGTGTAGCGCTGCTGGGCTGCATCGCTGGCGCCATCAGCACCAGGACGCGCGCGCTCGATGGCTGCGCAGACCTCGGCGTGGCGCTTCTCGGCCGCGGCCAGAATGTTGCGCTCGGTGCGCTCGGTCTTGGCGGCAAGGTCGTGCAGGTCGCCCAGGCCGGCGCGGGCTTTCTCGATATGTCGCTTCACCGGCGCACCTCGGCAAGGCAAACCGCGCGCAGACCGCTGCTCTGGATGTTGTAGCAGCGCCCGGGGTCGCGATGAGCCATGGCCAGGCAGTAGGCGCGGGCGTCGGGGCTTCCGACGCCGTAGCATGCACTGGCGGCGGTTGAGGCGACGGCGGAGTGAGGCGCCACCAGCAAAGCGGCGGCGTAGGCGATCAGAAGGATGATGGTGCGCATCGGGCGAATGTAGCTCAAAACAACCCCCCTTGTTCCGCCTGAGCGGCCGAGCGCCGGGCGTGGATTGCCCCGGCCACGCCGGAGTCGTCCAAGCCATCCAGGGGCGACGCCATCATGTCCTTGAGCGCGTACTTCTTCTCCAGGCGCTCGCGGCTGCGGCGTTCCTCCTTGTGGTCGGCCTCCAGGTCGATTAGCTCGATGCCGTTCTTCTGTCCAATCCGGTCGATTCGCGCATTTCGCTGGCTGTGGGTCTTGGCCGTCATAGGCACATCGTGCTGGATCAAATATTGCCCAGATTGCAGGTTCATGCCCACGGCGCCTGCGTCGGATGCTATCAAAATATCGGCTTCCGGCGCCCCCGTTTCCGGGTTGAACATCCGGCGCTTGCGATCTTTGTCCTTGGCGCTGTCGCTGCCGGTGATGACCACGACGCGCTTGCCGGCCTTCTCCATCGCCGCCTGGTACTGGGCCACGCTCTCGCGGTTGCGCGCGAAGATCACACCCTGCTTGCCGGGGCGCGCAGCCACCATCGATACGGCGTGCTGCACCTTCGCGTTGTCCGGGTGCGCGTTGATGATCCGATTGATGGCCGACGACTTGAGGATGCCGACCGACTTCTGCAGGTTGGCGGCGATCGCCTCGTGCTCGGACTCCGGCACGCCCCCGAACGAACCAGGCGAGATGCCGCGCGCGGCTTCCACATCGACCTTGCCGGCGCGCTCGGCCAGGCGGGCGCGCGCCAGGTGCTTGTCCAGCTTGCCCAGGGCCTCGTGCTGGCCTGGCGACAGCTTCACCACCTCACGCTTGCGCGAGCGCGCCACGTCCGGGGTGATGGAGGTCGGGAACACGTAGCGCGCCATTTCCCGCTGCAGGGCCTGCTTGCTGGCAATGGTGTCAGCGCCGTACCGCCGCATGAAGGCAGCCCGATCGCCGTAGCGCTCCGGGTCCATCTTCTGCAGCATCGAATGAATTTCGCTGGCGTCGTTCTTAATCGGGTCGCCCGACGCATACACGTGGTACGGCGTGTGGTGGCCAACGGCCTCCAGCACGTTCGACAGGCTGGAATTTTCCTTGCCGGCGCGGTTCAGGGTGTCGTGCGCCTCGTCGATGAACGAGGCGTCGAAGTTGATGCCCTCTTTCTCCATCACGCCAGACACCCAGGCCTTGCGCTCCAACGGCGACATGGTCCCGAGCTGGGCGGTCATCGCGGCCTCATCGACGCCGGCGTGCTTGGCCCCCAGGTGCACCATGTCATCCCGGAACGACTGGTGGGTCATCACACAGATGTGCGTGCCGGGATCCTTGTAGGCTGCGATGCGTTCGGCCTGCGAGGCGCCCGGCTGAATGTGGGTCTTGAACTTGCCAGCTTCGAGCAGGCGCAACGCCTCGCCGTTGAACTGGCCCTGCACGATGCTAGGCACCATCATGATCGACCGCTTGACCTTGCCCAGGCCGGCCAGGTGCGCGTGCGTGCCCAGCATGATGTTTGTCTTGCCGCTGCCAGCGCCGGCAGCGAGCGCGACGCGCTTGTTGGCTGCCACCAACTTAACGGCGCGCTGCTGGGCGGCGTATTTGCCGGACATGGACACACCCCAGAGCTTCGTGGGCTGGCCGGGTTTGAAGTTGGCCCCGACGTGGCCCATCATGGCCGCGATTTGCCGTTCTGCGGCATGCCCCAGGGTATGGCGCTCATCGGCCCCCAGTGAGGCTGGCTGACCCCCTGCTGAGGCATCCGGCACATCCTCGCTGGAGAAGAACCCCATCTGCGCCTGCTCGAAGGCGGCCTGCTGCTGCTTGGCGGCCTCGATCTTGTCGTTGACGCCGCCCGATGCGTACTTGCCCCCCACCCGCTCGCGCAGGCGATCAATGAGGGCCTTGTCCTTTGCCATGCGCGCGGCGCGGGCGTCGGAATCCACGGCGTCGAGGTGGTCCAGGTTGTTGCGGATGACGCGCTTGCCCAGCTTCAAGGGCGAGCCCGGATTCAGCTTATTGTGGGCATCGACAAACGTCTTTGCCATCTTCGAGCGGATCACGTCCTGAACGGCCTCGTACGCGCGCTCGTTGCCGCCCATGGTTTTCAGGTACTTGCCCCAGGTCAGGCTGCTGGCGTTCAGCTTTTCCGCCAGGCCGTCGCGGTGCGCTTTCCAGTCCTTCCAGTCGGGGTTCGGCACGGTGTCGCCGAACATATCCGACGTTTCCTTTTCCGGCTCGGCGGCGTGCGCTTCCTCCAGCTCCTTGCGCAGCGCGCCGGCGGCCTCGTCCTCGCGGGCGATGTGCTGGTAGAAGTGCTCGCGCAGGGCGGCCTGGTCCTTGGGCGTCAGCTCTCCGATCTGCTTGTAGGCGGCAGTGCCCTCCGGCGTTTCGGCCAGAGCACGGTGCAGCGCATCGACGGAGTGCTGGTCAACGGCGATTTTCTGGCGGTTGAGCGTGGTGCGATCGCCGCCCAGCGAGGCGACGTGGTCATCGGCGTACTTGTCGAAGGTGTCGGACAGGGCCTCGGCCCGCTGCTGCTTGCCGTCCGCGTCCTTGAGCGGCGCCACCGCATCGAGCGCGGCGCGGTATTCCTCGGTGCGCTCGATGCCGACCTTTTGAAAGAAGTCCGCGGACTGCACGTCCGACAGAATATCGGCCGGGGCATCGCCATCCGCCGCGCGCGCGCCGATGTAGGAGCGCAGGGACGCCTGCAGGTCGTCGCCAGCCTGGAACGGCTGCGCCAGGCGCTCGGCCACGCCAGGCTTCACGTCCATGACCAGGTCGGGGCGGTTGGCGACACCCAGGGGCAGCCAGCCGTCCTCGTCCTGGTCGCCGCGGATGATGCTGAGATTGCGGCTCACCTGCGCCACATCCTCGCGCGCAACGGGGCTGGCCAGGCGGGACATGCCAGCGGGCGTCACCGTGAGGAACGTGTCGCCTCCGACCTTCTCCAGGGAGTAGTCGCCGGGCTTGAGGCCGATGGCGCGCACCTGGCGGATCGCCTGGTCAGGCGCCGTCTTGCCCAGGGACACCTGGAAGTCGCCGGTACCGGGCGCCTTCATGGCCATCACCAGGGCGGCATTCGCCTCCATTTCACCCAGGGACTGCCCCAGGATGCGCTGGGCGTCACCCACGCAGGCGCGCCGGCGGGCGTTCAGCTCCTGAGCCACGGCCAGGTCGGCGCCGTTGGTGGCGTCCTCGGACACCTCGATGGCCTTGGCCGCATCCGAGAGGTCGCGGGCCTTCTTGAGGGCTTCGGTGCTGGCGGCCATGTAGTGGTTCATGTGCCAGTCCTGGATGCCGGCTGCCACGTGGGCGACCTCGTCCGGCGGCAGGTCGGCGTGCACGCGGCGCGCGAGCACCTGCGCGGCGCCAGCGATACCCAGCACGTCCACCACGCTGCGATCGACCAGGGCATCACCACCGACGGCCAGCGCCAGGGCGTTGATGCTGTTGTACGCGCCCACGCCGATGTGGCCACCCAGGGTTTCCGTCGGGTTGCCGCCGGCGATCTTGCCCACCTCGGACAGGAAGGCGACGGTTTGCGCGGTGCGCAGATCGCCCTCGACGGCCTTGCGCGCGGCGGCATCCAGGTCGGCATCGTCGCTGGTTTCCAGCACGAACGCCTTGGGCTCGGTGGACGCCTTGTCCACGTCGGCGTTCGCCTCGCGCGCTTGGCGCTCGATTTGCTGCAGGCGCTTGCCCTCCTTCACCAGCTCGAGCGCATCCTTTGCGCTCAGCAGGCTGGCGTCGGCCTTCGGGGCGGCGGGCTCCTTGATGCCCTCCAGCTCCTTTTTCAGGAGGTCGGCGGCAGCGCCGCGGGCAAACGCAGACTTGCGCTGCTCGTCGGTCATGCCGGCCAGCTTCACCTGCATGGCCTCGGCCGCCAGCGATTCCTCGTTCAGGCCCGCCTTTTCGGCCCGCCCCTTGTAGTCCGCCTGGAAGCCCAGGCCCGAGCCGACCGCCTTCACCGGGTCGAGGTCGTTCACGGACAGCACGTCCGGCGAGCTCGAAAACAGCGGCACCTCGCCCACGCCAGCATCAGCGCGCGCGCCGGCGTCGTTGACCAGCTTCTCGCGGCTCTGCTTGATCACATCCTTGGCGCGCTGCAGTAGGGCTTTGTGGTGTTTTTCCCGCACCTTGCCCAGGGCCTTGTCGGACAGGTGCGCGTAGTCTTCCTCGGGGAATTCGAGATCCTCTGGTGACCACCCGGCCTTTTTCGCGACGGCCTCGATGACGCCCCGCTCGGCGGCCTTGCGCTGCTTCTGGATTTCCTCTCGCGCCTCCTGCTTGGCGCCATGGATGCCGGCTGCTTTGTCGGCGGCCGTCTGCTCCTTGCGGGCGGCCGCGCGCTTGGCCTGGGCAGTTTTGGCCTCGGCCTTGTAGTCCGAGTGCGACTTCACGCCGCGCAGGCGTAGATGGTTCAGCGAGCCGCCGGCGCCGCCGATGACCTTTGCGCTGCCGTCGGACTGGGGCTGGATGAGCACAGCCTGCCCCTTGCCGGTACCGCCGGGGTGAACTGTGATCCACCTGGCGTCTGGCGGGATGGCGTCGGCCTTGATCAGCAGGGTCGGAAATTTGGGCATCGCCCAATGATGAAGTCACGACACGCGACGCGCGCGGCGTGTGAGTTTTTCACAGGGCTCTGATACTTTCTGCTGATCCAACCAAAAATCTTGTGATTTGTGCACCGCATAGCAAACGGATTAGCTCCTCACCGTTGATTACGCGCAAACACAGGAGCAAGCGGGAAATGCGACGGGCGGTCAACGACAACCACAAACGAAGTATCGGGCGTGCACTCCAGTGCGCGAACGACAACGAGCGCGAGGCGGTCACGGTGGAAGAAATGTCTCTGGCGGCGGGCATGAGCCCCTTCCACTTCTCCCGGGTATTCAAGACGATCACCGGTGTATCACCGCACCAGTACCTGGTGCAGAAACGAATCGAGCAATCGATGAAACTCCTGGTGGCCAGCGGCCGCCCGATAGCCAACATCGCGCTAGAGTGCGGCTTTTCCAGTCAAGCGCACTTCTCGGCGACGTTCAGGGCGCGGGTGGGCTTTTCGCCTCGGGAGTTCCGGTACCGGGGCCCGGAGATCCAGGATTGAGGATGCCGGCCAGCACAGCGGCGAAGGCCGGGTCATCGTCCGGGTCTGGGCCGTTGTCCAGCACCACCCAGCGCCCGCGACAGTTCGGGTGCGCCAGGCCAGCAGGTAGCTGCCACATCTCGTGCGGCTCCCGCTCGATCAGCACATCCCCGACGCGCTTGCGTGGCGAGGCGGAGCGACCGACGTTGTTCTTGCCGACCCACACCTGCGTGTCGGGATCCTTCTCTGGCGCGGCCGGGTCCACCACTGTGGCCACCACGCCGTCGATCTTGCGGCAGAAGGCACACGCGCCCTCGTACTGCTCGATGCGCTTCACGCGCGAGCCATAAGGCAAGCTGGCGATCAGCCCCTGGAGCTGGGCCTCGCCCGCTTCGGTGATGGCGATGCGCCGCCAATCGCGATTGAGGATCCCGAACTCGTCCAGCAGCTTCGTCTGCAGGGATGAACCCTTGGGGCCCGAGGTGGCCACGTGCTCCAGGTGTTGAAGCACGACGCCGCGCATCCGGTGGCGAACGGAATCCGACAGGGCGCGGACATTCTCGACGCTGCGCACGCGGGCAAAGTCGAGCATGGTGGCTTGCGCCTTGGTCAGCTCGAATTGCTGCACGGCGCCGGCGACCGTTGACGGCATGGCCGCCAGGATGGCGTCGGCCTGCTTGCTTGTTGGCGGCTTCGCCATGTTGGCCTGCACCTTGCCCATCATGCCGGCGCGGGTTGACAGCCACTCCGCCTCGGTGGCCAGGGCTTCCGCGGGCAGGTAGCGCTGGATGGTGTAGTCCACCGCCATCATGTGGTCGTCGAGCGTCCACTGCGCGGGAGGCAGGGCCTCCAGGTAGATGCGCACGAGGGACAGCTCCGCCTCGTTCCACCGCTGCATGCCACCGGGCGGCGGCGCGATCGGGGCGCTGTGGTGGGGCGCGTGGCGCAGACCCAAGGCCCAGGCCTCGATTTCCTTCTTCACGCTGGACAGGCGATCCAGCCCACGTTCGGTGAACAGCTCAACCAGGCGCTTGAGCAGCGGCGAATCGTGCGGCGACCAGATGCCGTCGCCGTGGTCGCCGTGCCCCTGGGCCTTGTAGATGTAGTCGAGCGCATCGTCCGTGGCACGCGGAGACAAGCGAATGAGATCGATGAATAGGCCCATGTCTCAGTGTTGCATCACGACAAAAAAAGACCCGCACGAGGCGGGTCAAGGGTGCAGCGGGAGAGCAGCAGAAAAAGGGTGGTTGCGATGGCTGGACTCGAACCAGCGACCTCCGGGTTATGAGCCCGCCGAGCTACCAACTGCTCCACACCGCACCTTCAAGAACAAGCACTGTCAACCGTTGGCTTGTGGGGCGAACCCTGCGCGCCTTGCGGAATCGAACCGCGCCCGGTGCTTGTTCTTGAAGGCCCTGCTGGCGAAAGGACGAAACCCCAGCAGGATCAACAAGGGCCCTTTGCCAGTCAGCGTTTGCGGTCGCCACCGTTGCGCTTACCAACACACAACCAGAGGACTGAATAGTACAACAAAAAAGGCGCGCCGACGACAGCGCAAACTGCCGCCGGCACTTCCCACCATCCGACTACGGCTCGCCGAAGCATTGCCGCTGGTGAGCTGCGGGTGCCGCCTACCCACCGTACGACGTTACCGCCGCCGACCCCAGGGCGCTCTGGAGAGTTCTCGTATCCCGGCAGCTTCACCCCTGCCGGACCTGGTGGGCTCCAGGGCTCACGGGCTGTTCAATATTTTGCGGACTTCGCCAGTTCGAGGCGTTCCGCGCGGGCCTCGGGCGGGATGCTGACCAGGCGGCGCTTGCCGCTGGCATCCTGCACGATCAGGCCGTCCTCGCCTTCCTCCACCACCGTGTACCGCTGCGGCGCGCGTTTCTTGTGGCCGGCCAGGTGCTCCCACTTGAGCTTATGCTGCTCGCCGCCAGCGTCCACCGTGCAACCGTGCTTGCCGGTGCACAGCACCTTGCCCGACTTGGGGGTTCCCCGATGGTGGAAATAAACCTCATCATCAACGCTTGCCGTCACAACATTGCTCCTATCCACTCACCCGGCTGGGTGATGACCATCTTGTTGCTTTTCGACCTGTTCATTCGCCTCGGTATCACCTGGCAGTTATTCCAAACATGCAGGCCGCTGGCTTCCTTGGCCTTCACAGGGATCATGTGATCCGCCTGCCACGCAAAGCCAGTAGCAAGCGATCGTGCGACGCTTAGGCTCATCGCCTCCTGCCACACGAAACAATCCAGCTCGCCGAACCAGCACGGAACAGAGCGCTTCACGTTTTCATGCCGGACTCGTGCTGCCGCCTTGAAGCCGGAGGGATCCTGCGCGTATCGGCGAGCCTGTTTTGCCCTGGCGTTTGCGCGCCTTTTTTCTATGTTTTCGGCATAGTAACGACGCTGACGCTCGCGGCTTTTTTCGAGATTTTCGGCGTACTTCTCTCGCTGCGCTGAATTCAGGGTGTCCCTGTTATTCAGCCAGTAACGGCGGTTGTACTCGCGCGCGGCGTCTACATTGGCGCTCATGGCTCCACCGAGAAAACAGGCAGCCCGAAGGACTTCTGCATGTCCGGGCCGTTGCCGTCGTCACCATCGGGGCCAGCGGGCCCGCCAGGGCCGGGCTGACCACCGCCGAAGGGCGGAGCACCTCCGCCCTCTTCATCGCCGCCGTCGGCCCCGGGAGGGCCGCCGTTGGGGCCGGGTTGACCTGGCGTGCCGTAGTCCTCGCCTGCGGCCTGCTGGCTTTGCATGTAGATGCCCATCAGCGGCTGGTACAGCGGGGCGTCCGCCCAGTCTTCCTTGATTTCTTCCTTGCCCATGGCCTTGCGGGCTTCGTTCCAGGTGCTGGTGGTCTTTTCCTTGTCCCAGCGCGTGGCGGGATCTTCCTCGTCCAGACCGGTCCAGCGGAAGCAATACTTCTCGCCGAACTCCGACACGATGTAGTCGGAAAACAAGTCCTCGTAGTGCGCCAGCAGCGGGCGCAGGCCCTTGTCCTTCGAGTTGACCAGCTTCTCTTCGGTGTCCGAGCCGGACAGCGACGAGGTGCCCGCGGTGAACGACTCGAAGTTGATCTCGTCCGGCGCGATGCCGTAGATCGCGCAGATGATCGACGTGAGGAACGTCATCCACTTGGCGAACATGATCTCGTTCACTTCGACGCCGAAGTTTTCAAACGAAGCCTTCGACTCCTGGTCCTTCGAAATCATCACCGGGAGCGACCACGCGTTGTTGATGCCGCGCACCATCGCGTTCCAGTAGCGACGGAAGGACGCCAGGTCGTTCTGGTCGTAGTTGCCGGACAGGTGCAGCATGCCCTTCGGGATGCTGTTCTTGTCAAAGTAGCTGGTGTTGTAGGTGAACGCGTTCAGGAAGCCGGTCACGGCGCGCACCAGCAGCTCGGGTTCGGCCAGGCCATACCCTCCCACCAGGACGTCCGTGCGCGGGTTGCGCGGCACGTAGATCAGATCGTCGAAGGTGTAGGCGGCGCGGATGTTTCCATCGACCACCTGCAGCGCGAAAATCTCGTCCTCATCCCGGTAGCCCTGGTCGCTGGCCAGGCGGATCGTTGCACCGTCCACGGCATAGAAGCCGTCAAGCCCCAGGGACTTGTCGCGCTTGTATTCCGTCTCGATCGGGGCGCTGTCCATGGTCAGCGTGTCGCGTACCGACTTCGCCATGAACTGCGAAAAGTTGTCCCGGCGCAGGCGCGCGCGCTGGCGCGGGTTGCGCTCCCAGCCGTTGTTCGTGAAGAAGCCCTGCAGCAGGCTGACGGTTTGCTGCTCGTCCTTGCCCAGCTTGGCGTTCGCATCCTTGAGGGCGATCTGGAAGCCGGGGCCGGTACCGCCGCTGTTGGGGCGCAGGAACCGCTGCACCTGGCGCACGCGGGTCATGACCACGGCGCTGAGCACGGGCGTCTGGTCGACCATTCCGCGCAGCATGTCGAAGTTCATGCCGGACCAGCGCTCGCGCCACTCGCCCATCGAGTTCCCATAGCTGTCGTTCAGCCAGACCGACTGCATGCCGGGCTTGCCTTCCTTGATCGCCTTGCTCGGGAACGGCACGACGTTCGGCTTTGACAGCGCCTTGTGCATCTCTTGCTCTTGGTACTGCTCCTGCATGAACTGCACGATCGGCAGCATGTCGGGCACGCTGGACGGCATGGCGGCGGCTTGCGCCTCAGCCATGGCTTGCGCGCGCTCGTCACCAGGCGCCGAGCCATTGAAGGCGGTTGTAAGTGCAGTTTCAGCCATAGTCCAAGTTTGCCATCACGACCCCCAATGCTACTCCCGACGCAGGAAACCAACGCAGCCGGGGTCGGTTTCCTTTGTTTTCATGAACACCTCGGTGCAGTAGCCCGACACATCGTCGCGGTTGGCGCACCGCCCGCAGGTGTCGGCGATCGCCACCTCGGCGACGGCAAGAGCCTTCGGCATGCCCGCCACGGCGGCCACGTGCTCGGACATTTCGCCCCGAGGCGTCAGCGGCGCGCCATCGGGCAGCAGGAAAGTGGACGTGCCGTGCGCGCGGGCCCAGGCCACATCGCACAGCATGTTTGCGTAGCTAGTGTGCGGGTCTATCCCCACTTTCACTACCCGCCGTTTGAACTTCTTCTCTTCCTCGTCCTTTTCGGCCACCAGCGCGGTGCGCGTGAAGTGGAAGAAGGCGTACTCCTTGCACACAGCAGCCATGCGGCGCTTGCCCTTTTCGAGCACCTCCTGCACCAGGCCGTCGGGATCCGGGAACAGGCACATCTTGCTCGCGAACCGGGCCATGGACACCTGCATGCACTTGTACTGGTCCAGGCGCACGGTGTAGCGGTCGCGCAGATCTTCGTCGGTGCGCCGCTCGGACACGGTGAGCTGCGGGGCGTCGCCCCAGGCCAGCATGTCGCCGTCCATGTTGCCGTAGCCGGCCAGGAACACCTTGCCGTTGTGCCGGCGCGCGAAGGACTTGGCGCTGTCGTAGTTGGGCAGCGCTTCCACCACGCAGATCTGCACGCCGTAGGCCTCCATCAGCTCGTCGCAGCGGCGCCAGGGCGAAGCGTCTGGGTCGGCCGCCGTGGGTGCGATGAAGATGTACTCGACGTGGATGACGGCCTGCCGCCCGTCGGGCATCCGGCGTTTCAGGATGGCCACGATGAACGAGCCCATCTGGTCCAGGCCCATGAACGTGCCCTTGCCATTGCGCTCCCACACGAGGCCAGCCTTCATGCCCTCCTTGGCGCACTCGCCGAGCATTTCAAGGTTCACCGGCACCTGCGACGGATCGGTGTAGGGCTTGCCCAGCACGCGATTGAAGAAGTTCTTCATGTCGTCGGCTTCGTGGTAGCCCTCGATGATCTTGCGCGGCGTGATGGTCGGCGACAGGAACTGCGGGTAGTGCACCGAGCGAATGGACGCCTCGGGCTCCTTCGGGATCCACTCGCCGTCCTGCGGGTCGTCGATCCAGCCCTCGCACTTGTGGCACCGGTACCGGTACTCGCCCACCATGCCCGCTTCGCGCTCGCGCTCGTTCGCGCGCGGGGCTTCCGGGTCGTACCCAATGCACTGCGGGAAGTGCTCGTCCAGCACCTGGAGCTCGCCACAGCACGGGCAGCGCGAGTGGAACTGGTGCTGCGTGCCCTTTTTGTACCACCAGTGGATATCGGAATCAGGCCAGTTCGCCGTCGAGCCCATCAGCGTGTAGCGCACGCTCGAGGCGGACATACGCTCGCGGGTTTTTTCCATGTCCGCGATCGACATCTCTTGCACTTCGTCGAAGGACACGATGTCCATGGGGTTCGACTCGGTGGACACCTTGCCGGTGGTCCAGAGGAAGTGGAAGCGGGACGAGCCCAGCTCGCGCACCAGGACGTTGCCCTCGCCACCGCGGCGGCCCTTGGCGGCGTTGTCGGTCATCAGGGCGTGCACCTGGGGGATGGTGCGCACCACGGGCATAAAGCGAATCGAGGACTTCGTGGTGGCCGCGGTGATGGCCGGCATGAACATGCCGATCTTCGCAGGCGAGAAGCGCAGCGCCATGTAGATCATGGCCAGCATTTCCATGACGGTGAAGCCCACCTGCGTGCACTTCATGATCACGTCCACACGGTCGAAGGCCTCGGTCACCGACGACGGGATCAGGTCGTAGATGAACCGCATGGTGGGGCGATCGGACAGCGTGAACGGGTGGCCGTCCACCTTGAGGCCGTCGGACTCCAGGCGCTCGCACCACATCAGGAACGTCTCGCCCGGGTGCACGATCCGCTGCTCGGCCGTCAGCTCGATGGCCACATCCAGGAACTCCGCCTCGAACCGCTGCAGGCGCTCCGGCTCGCTGACGGTATCGCACTCGTCCCACACCTCCTTCGATAGGTGCGGGTTGCACCAGGACGCGAGCTGCCACGACGACCACTCCGGGTCGCCCTGGGCCATGCGCAAGAGCTTGTAGAAGTGGTTCTTTTTGCCGTACGCCCCGGACAGGATCCAGGCCGAGCCCTTGTGGGTCTTGAGAGCGGGCCGCAGGTGGTCCTCCCACAGGTCCAGCAGGGCATGCGCGTGGCGCGCGTCGTCCACCACGATCAGCCCGTACTGCTCGATGACGTCCGGCAGGGCATCCAGGGAATAGAAGTCGATGACGCCGCCCGAGGTGAGCTCGACGCGGCGCGCGTTCACCCGGCGCTTGAGCAGCGGGTCGATCAGGCGGAGGATTTGCCGGCGGGCCTGAACCAGGCTGTTTTCGTCAGCGGAGAACCACGCGACGGGCGCGCGGCTGTTCAGCGCGCCCTTGCTGGTGGCCAGCAGGGCTTCGATACCAAGCGTGGTCTTGCCGCCCTGCTCGCCCATGGCGACGATGTTGTACCGGCTCGCCCGGTCCAGAATTTTTTGCTGGGCCGGGTGCGGCGTGGGAAGGGCAATCTTGACTTGAGCCATCCCGCATTATTGCGCTCACGACGGAGCGCGGCGGGAGGTTACTGCCCGATGGACGCTTTCACCTTGAGCTTCGGCTTGGCTTGGGCCTTTTGGGATCCGGATGCATAGGCGTGCTTGAGCGCGTGCTTCAGCGAGCCCTTGCTGACATCCTTGAAGTCTTCGTGATCGCGCCCCGCCTGCTCCAGGGAATCGAAGTGGGCAAAGTGCTTCGCCGCCTCGGACACCACGGCATCGCGGTGCGCGCCGCCCTTTGAGTGGCCTGCGCCCGCATCGTAGGCGTGATGCAACGCTGCCTTGAGCCCGCCCTTGCCGGTGTCCACAAAATCCTCGCGGTCGCTGCCGACCTCATCGAAAGAATCCAGATGCAGGTGCTTCTTGGCCGCCGCGTGGGCGACCTCGTTCATGTGGGCATCTTTGCCCGACTGCGCGACGTGATTCAACGCGCCAGCGTGACGATCCGCAACACCCTTGTCGTGCAGGACGATGTGGTGCTTGCCACCTGGCTCCTTGATCTGATGGCCGCCATGCTTGAATGGAGCGACAGAGTAGCCGCCAGTCTTTGTCGAGTTGGCCGCCATGGCTGCGCGCACATCATCCCCGGCCGCACGCGAGGCGGCAGGGTCGGCCCGCTGGGGAACACCACGCGCAGGAGTCACATGCTCATGGTCAACGTGCAAGGTGCCGAGCTTGTCGTGCTGGACAACCGACTTGCCGTCCTTCGCCCCCTGGTACTTGGCAATCGTTTTCTTGCCGGTTTCCGGGTGCTTCACGAACACTGTCTGTCCAGCGGAGAAGCCCTTGGGGTGGGCACCAGCCGCCGGCTTCGGCGCGGCCGCCTGCTTGCCGTTGTCATGCGCCTGCACCATGACGCCATCCTTGCGGGTGAAGGCGGCAACCTGGGACTTTGCCAGCATGCTGGCGTCAACGACGAGTTTCTTGGTCATGGCGCTAGTTTCGCATCACGACGTCAAAGCATCGACCGCTGGCGACCACGGGCAGCCGCAGCGCCCGAGTAAGGCCGAGTTGGCTGCAGGCGGGCCATGATGCCCCAGACGGCGGCGTAGGCGTCGTGCAGGGCGTTGTTGCGCACGCTGTCTTTGAAGTTGCCGTAGTCGATCGTCATCACGCGATCTGCAACGATGGTGGCCACCACCTCACGATCAATCAGGGCGCGGAACAGGTAGTCGCGCTCGGGGCGCTTCTCGACCGTCACGCCAGGGAAGACGGCCTCAATGTCGCCAGCGCGGCGGGCGCGCACCAGGAGCTGGGGCGACTTGCCGCCGGCGCGGGGCTCAGGCTCGACGATGGACAGAAATGCGTTGTTGAAAGAAAGCCACATGAAATTCACTCCGGTTGTTGATGGAGCGAATGTTACCTCAAAAATTTTGAGGCATGTAGTTGTTTCAAAACAACGACTTACCACCACCCCACTTTGCAGGCGGGGGTGCTGGCTTTTTGGGCGCGGGGCCGGCGCCGACGGCCTCGGCCACCGGATGGTCGGCCCAGCCGTTGAGCAGGTCGTACAGGTCACCCTTGGGGCATAGGTGCACAGCCTGGCTTTCCCAGCCGGCAGCAATCGGGGTGCCGCCGACCCGCACGGCGCGGTACATGCGCGCGACGGACGTGGTGCGCTCGTAGTCCCCGACAAAGCCGGTGATACGGACCTGCAGCCCCGTCTCCTCAAACGCCTCTTTGATGGCCGAGGCCTGCATAGAGAGCCCGTCCTCTACGGTGCCCTTGGGCCAGGTCGCCTCGTAGCCGCCAAACTTGTTCGTTGGGGCTGTGAGCCACACCCGCCCGTCCGGCTCTTCGATGATGACCCCAGCGCCGATCGACTTGCCAGGCTTGGGCTTGATCGGTGGCTCATCGAGGTTGTCATCCACGCCATCGACGTAGTCCCAGCCCTCGGCTGTGGTTGGGTGGTCGCGCCAGCGGCGGAAGGGCACGCCGTTCAGCTCAAGCGGGACATCTCCGCCAGGCACGAACGTGGCCACCGCATCGGCGTTGTGCCAGGTGCTCGGGGCGGACGCATGCGTGGGCTGCTTGATCAGCACGGCCTTGCCCTCGTGGTCCAGCTCCGGGTGGTGGTGTGGCTCGGGGTGGCTGGGGCCTTCGCCATCACGCTCATACGGACGAACGTAAGTGGATCCGCGCACGTGGCCCTTTACATGGGCTTTGACCAGATCTTCAGTCATTTCCAACCACCCCCAGCAGCGTGCGGGCCATGGACTGCACGGAGCCCACCAGGGATTCTTGCACCTCATCTTCCGGGGCGTTACCCGAGGCTTCGCGCAAGAGGTCGTAGACCTGGTGCACGAACACGGCGAGCGCCTGGGCGATCAGCTTGGCATCGTCGTCCTCTGGTTGCAACGAGGCCACCATCTGCAGGCGCAGGTGGTCGGCAAGCGCCTTGCCGTTCCACCCGGGCACGGTGATGTAGGCATCACCCTGACCAGCGAAGGCCCGGCCCAGCTCCAGGCAGCGGGCCATGTCGGCGGCCGAGGCATCCGACGGGGTGAGTACGCCATGGCCGACCTCGTCGAAACGCGTGATCACATCCGAGGAAAACTCGCGCAGGATGCGGTCCACATCGGCCAGGTTGCCCAGGTACGGACGCCCGCCAGACCCCGCTCGCAAGGACTCAAGGAGCCCGGAGGGGTCTGTGTGGCGATCCAGTTTTTCCTCTGCCATGGGCATCCTTTACGTTGGGAGAATGACGGCTTCAACGATATGCGTGCCGTGTTGACCGAAACCATCGCTGTCCGGGCCCTTTTTCACAGCCACGATCAGCATGCGGGTGCCGGGCGGCAGGATCATTTCATCCTCGCTCGCATGCTTGGACAAGGCGCCGCCACCAGGCTTTGACCCAGGACCAACCCACAAACCCTTCACCCCGGGGCCAACGTGCAGCTTGAGCTGGATGTTGCCACTCCAAGACGACGGCCGGATCGAGGTGGACATGATCGCGGGCTCCTGCAGGATTTTCCCACTGGACGCGAGCATGGCCTCCAGATCGGCGCCGTGCAGGTTGATTTTACGCGACAGCACCGTGCCAGGCGCAATCTCGTGCCCAAGAGTTTTCAGCGCCTCGCCGGCGGACTTCGCTGCGCCCGTCGGATTGCCAGCCCAAAGCGAGCTGTTCATGGCGTGGTACGAGCTGCCGGTGTAGCTCTGCACGGCCTGTTGCTGGGTGGCCGGCATCTTGGCGATAGAGGCCTGCGCCGCGGGCGAGTAGGTCTGCTGGCTGAGCGTGCCGCCTTGCGACGAGTGCGTGATCTTTGGTGGCAGCGCCAGGTCTTCGAGTTTCACCGTGCCAGGGGTGCCGAGCACGATGTACTTGCCCAGCTTCTGCGCGGCTGCGCTCGATGGCGCGCCGTGGTGCGCGGGATAGGCTGCGTTCAGCGAGTGCAGCGGGTGCCCACCATCAAACCTGAACCGCTTGGGCGGGTTCATCTGGTAGTTGATTTCGTTGATGACCTGCTGCGCGTAGCCCTTGATGTGCTGGCTCGGATGTTCGAGCACCGGCTTCGAGCCCGACACCGCGCCCGTGTCCTTGTCGTACACGTTGGCCTGCAGGGACTTGATGGCGTCCAGGTTGCCGGTTTTGGCAGCCTGGTAGATTGCCTGCGCCGCTTCCTCGTTGGCCTTGTTCAAGAACTCCTTGCTGGACGGCCCGCTCTTGCCAGAGCCGCCCCAATTCAGGAACGAAGGCGGCGCGCTGACCTTGGACGGGTCGAAAACAACGGCCTTTTTCTTTTTTGCCGCCTGCGGATAGCGCTTCAGGAGGTCAGCCTTGCGCGCGATCAGCGTCTCGGCCAGCTTCGCCTTTTGATCCTGTGTGCCAGGACCGTGCTGGTTCACCATCGCGCGAATGGTCACGTCGCTGATTGCAGCCACCTTGGCAACCGACGCAGTGATGTCCGCCTTTGTCATCTTGCCGAAAACGGCCGCGGCGTGTGGGTTTTTGGCCGCATCGCGCAGAGTGTCGATCTCGTCGACCTTGACGCCGAAGGGCTTCTTTTCGCCCTGGGCGCGGTACTCCAGCGATCCGCCAGCATCGACCCGGTGGGCCTTGCCGTCGGGGCCCACCTGAAGATTGTCGAGCGACATGCCGACCACGTCCCAGTTGCCCAACCAGGCATCGACAGCGAAGCCGGAATGCACGCCGTCGACCTTGGCCAAAGCTGCCGCGCTGGACGCCTTTTTGATATCGGTCCATTTGGTGGCGATGCCGACCTTGCCGCCCTTGCTCACCAGGATGGCGTCTTGCCCGGATAGGCCAGCCAGGCCGTACAGCTTGGCGGCGAGCACTTCGGACTTTGCTGTGGCCTCGTCGCTGGGGAACTTGCAGTACCACTCCTGGCCGGTCGGATCCTTGAACTTGCCGCCCGGGTTCGAGCCGCCCTGCCCGCCGGTCTGGACCCACGAGTCCATGGAAGGCAGGCCGTTCGCCCCAACGGTGAACGCGGCAGGCTGCGTGGCGGCTGGCTTGGCGGCGGGAATGTCCGAGGCCTTGAAGGCGGGATCGAGCTTTTGCATCGCCGCAAGCGGCGGGGCGTCGTACCCGGCTGCGACCATCTTCTTCAACAGATCTGGCAGAGAGGCGCCGATCAGCGGATCCGGGTCGTCGTCAAAATCGAAGTGGAACTCCGCCTGTCCTTCCTCCGCGTTCCAGGCGATGATCCCGACATCGTTGGTCAGCGAAGGGTGGCCGGACATACCCATGTCGCTGGCGGCGTAGCTCCACCCGCCCATACCGCCCAAAGGAGCCACCTGGCCAGCGCCCATGGCTGCCAGCAGCTTGTCGGCCAGCTTTTGCGTGATGGGCATCTTGCCGGCGTTGGACGCCTTCCATTTTTGGATAGCGGTGGCATCACCAGCCAGGGCGGCATGTTTGAGCACCTTGGCGAACTCCGACTTCGAGTAGCCGGAGGTTTTGGCCTTGATGTTTTCCAGATCGCCGGGGGTCAAGGCCTTTGGACCCTGGCCCACCTTCACCCAGTGCCCATCTTTGAGCACCAGCATGCCGTCGGCGCCCTGCTTGGTGTCGCCTTCCTTGGGGCCCGTTTCAGGCGCACCAGCGGACACCGTGACCTTGTGCCCAAAGATGGCGCCCTTGGACTCATAGCCCTTCTTCAGCTTTTCCTGCTTCAGCGCCCCGGCGGCACTTTGCGCCGCATCTACGGTGGGAAAGCTCTTGACCGTTTTTTGCTGGGTACCACCGATCTTCCCGTACTCGGTGACCATGTCGGCGCCACCCGAGGCGTTGGGGGCAACATACACCGACCAGGACTTGTTGTGGCCGCCCGTGGTGTTGTGCAGGATGAACTTGGGCGCGGTGACGGTCTTGGGGGCGGCGGAGGCAGCCGCTGGCGCTGGTGCCGGCGCGGGCGCGGGCGCAGGGGTTGGGGCCGGCGCGGGCTTCACCGGTACCGCTGCTGTGGCGCCAGGCGTGCCCAGGGCAGCCAGGGCGGTCTGCGCGGTGAGCACCTGCTTCTTGGCATAGGTCTGCTTGGCCGCGCCCTTGGCGTCGATGAACGCCTGCAGGCCGGCCTTGTCGCCCGCGAAGGCCATGGCATGGATCTTGTCGAGCGCGGCGTTGTGGCTCTTGGCGTTGGTGTTTTCCGCCGGCAGCTTGAGCTTGAACCAGGGGATGGATTGCAGGTTCTGGAGCTGCTGGGCGTTGAGTCCGCCGGATTCTGGTGTGACAACGGGAGTCGCAGCCGGCGCGGGTTGTGGGGCGCTTTCCGGTTTCGGCTGTGACAGCTTTGCCTGCATGAGCGACAGCAGCAGCTTGGCATGCACCAGCGGCTTGTAGGTTTCGTTGCCTGGGGTATCGAGGTCGTTGATGAAACCCTGCAGGCCGCGCACATCGCCGGCGAGCGCGAAGTTGTTGGCCTTATTGACGTTGGCCTCGGCGCTGGAGCCGATGAAACCGATGAAGGGCAGCTCATACTCGGTCAGGGCGCCTGGCTTGGCTTCCGCGTCCGGCATCTGCACCACCAGCGACATACCGAACTTCTTGGAGAGCACCTTCTCGGCAGCCATCGCCTGGGCGCCAAACCCGGCGGCATCGAACGCGTCCTGCTCGTCCTCGCCAGATTCCAGCGCGGCCACGAACTTGTCGACCTTCGGACCCATGTCTTCGGTGAGCACCGCCTTCAGCGGGGCGGCCATGGGAGCGTAGGGGCTGGCCTGCCCGCCCTGCTTCACCCAGTGGCCATCCTTGAGCACCAGGGTGCCGCCATCGGCGCCGGGCTTGGTGTCGCCCTCGTTCGGGCCGCTGGGCGCGCCAGGCTTGGAGGACGAGGCGGGCGGTACGCCGGTACCATCGGACCCGCCACCGGTCGCGTGCGCCACCGCGGCATCGTGCAGTGCGAGCAGCTTCTTCGAGTTGGCTGTCTTGCCGAGCCAGGTGTTCGGTACCTTACCCTTTGCGTTGGGCTTGAGGCCGTCGGCCTTCATGTCCTCCAGGACGACGCCGTTGCCAGCGTGCCCGTGGTCGATGACCTTCTGCGCGACATTTTCGTAGTGCTTCTTCACGCCGACGGTTTGCTTGCCTTCCTCGAAGGTGGGCATGGTCAGGGGGCCGGCGGGGGCAGCGGCCGGCGCCGGCGCCTTGGCCTGCAGCTCCGCCAGCTTCTTCTGCGCGTAGGCCACGATCTGCGGGTGCTCGGGGTTGTTCTTGGCCACGTTGGACAGGAACTCGACGTCACCCTCGGCGGCCTTGTCGTCCAGCGTGTTCATGACGTGCTGCGCCAGCGGGGCGAGCGGACCAGGCTCCTGCAGGCCATCAGTCACGGGCGGGGCGGCCTTGGGCGCCAGGTGCTCAGGCAGGCCAGACGGGTGGGGCACGGTCGGTACCGACTGCAGGGCGGCGTGCGTGCCCGCCTTCTGGCCGGGCGCAACCTGGTGCTTTGAGCCGTGCAGCCCGAGCAGGTGGTTCGCGATCTTGGCGAGCTTCTGGCCGTAGGTGTTCGAGCCGTAGGACACGGCCAGCATGCCGGTGACGTTGCCGGCGTCCGAGAGCTGCTGCAGGTTCGCCAGCGCCTTGTTGTACGACGGCGCGTTGGTGTTGGTGTCGGGCAGCTTGAGCGCGTCCCATTGCTCCTGCGTGAAGTGCGCAACGGCAGCATGGTCGCCGCCAGACTTCGGGTGGGCCGCGATCGGCGCGCCCTTGGGGGCGGGCTTGTCCTTGTGGAGTTTGTGCCACCGGCCGTTCAGCAGGTAGTAGCCACCCTGGTGCTTATACATCCCGTCGTGGTGGTGGGCCGCTTTGAGCAGAAGACCGCGGGAAACAACCAGGCGAGCGTGTGGAGTGGCGGCATTTTGCGTCATGCCGCCATGTTGCAGTCACGACTGGGGCGCCGCGTCTTTCTCCCGCATGGCCTTCTCGCGATCGCGCACCTCGCGCAGGTCGTAGCCCCGCGTGCGCATGCGGCGCACCTCGTTGGGCGACAGGTTTGCCAGCTCCCACTCGGCGTCTTTTTTGAATTTGCGCTTGAGGCGTTTCACCTCGCGCTCGGCGGTCGGCTTGCCGGCCCACACGATCGTCCAGACCATGCGCCGGCCAGGATCCTGCGACGGCCAGCCCGGGATGAAGAACAGGATGACGGGCCGCTTGCGCTGCCGTTTTTCCTCCTTTGCCGCGGCGACCGCAGCCACACCCGGCGACACGTCGGGCGCGGGGGCGCTGGGCGTGGGGGCGGCGGCCAGCTCGAAGACCCGGCAGCTCGCCCCGCCCCGACGCAGGATGACGCCAGCCTTGCGCAGCGTGTGCACGGCGTCCCAGAGCGGCTGGCCCTGGACGCCGACTCGGGCGCCGATTTCCTGCATTGAGCCCGGCAACGCCGCCAATACGGCGTCGTGCAGGGCGTTGATGCCGGAATCGGTCACAGCGGTACCGCGGGCGCAGGGGGCGCGCGCCGGCCTTGCTCGAACCAGTACCAGGCGTGGCGGTCGATCTCGCCGCCGCACTCGATGCACCGGTACCGCTGGCGCAGGGGCGCCATGGGCGTGCCCTGGGGCATCTGCACCGGTGCGAACTCGTGGTACGGGCAGGAATCCAGACGCTCCGCGTTGGCCTTCACCTCGGCCGCCAGGTCCGCCATGGACGTGCGCGACAGGCCGGTCAGGTCGGCCATGACGCCCACGCCGTCGTAGGTGCCGTCCGGGTTGCGGTTTCGCTCGAGCACATCAGGCCCCGGGGACGACCAGGCCGGCTTCGCGGGCGCTGGCCTTGATCATGGCCTGCGTGCTGATCGCGTTGATGTCGCCGGAATCGGCCGCCACGCGCAGAGCCTCAGCGGCGCCCGGGGCGTCGAAGAACGACTGCGCCATTTCGACATCAGGGCCGAAGACGGACGAGTCCCAGGCGACGGGCACGAGGGTGGTGTCGGGGGCGGTACCGAGCGGCTGGCAGGTGTGCAGGCTGATCGGGGGCATGGCCGACATGAACACGCCGTCGCCCATGTGCACCATGGGGTACGTGGCGCCCTCGGGCGTGATGACGGGCAGCGTGATCCACTTGGGCAGGGTGAACTTGAACATTTGTGGGGCCTTAGAACGGGTCGGCGGGATTGCCGGTGGCGGGCGCAACCGGCGCCGTGACGGCCTCGACGGTGGCGCGGACAGCGCCCTCGGCGGGAAAGGGTTCGCCGGTGACGGCATGGACCGCGCGGCGGCCGGTGAGCATTTCCCAGCGGCGCACAGCCACATCAACGAACTTCGGATCCAGGTCGCAGACCCGGGCGATCAGGCCCATGCGGTCGGCGGCGATCAGCGTTGTGCCGGAGCCGGAAAACTGGTCGATGACGATATCGCCCGGCCGGCTGGACGGCTTCATGAGCTTTTCCCACAGGCCCACGGGCTTCGTGGTCGGGTGCAGCTCAGAGCGCGAGGGCTTGTCGTGGTAGACCACGGACCCGGGCATTTCCTCCAGTGTGGCCTGGCCATCGACGATGAGGACGTTGTCGCCCACGGTGATCGCCCAGCGGCCATCTTCGAGCCGGCGCACGGGGCCGTGCTCGCCGTACTCGACCACGGTCGTGCGCTTGCGGCCACCATACCAGCGGTGCGCGGCGCCAGGCTTCCAGCCGTACAGGATCGGCTCGTGCTGCCACTGGTAGTCCGAGCGCCCGAGCACGAGCGAGTTCTTGCGCCAGATGAGGCAGCCGGACAGCTTGAAGCCGGCCGCCCGGAACTCGCTGCGGAAGTTCAGGCCCTCGGTGTCGGCGTGCGCCACGTAGATCGGGGCGCCGGCCTTCATGCACGCGAACGCGGTGTCGTAGGCGCCGCGCAGGAACTCGCGGAACTCCTTGTCGCCCATGTCGTCGTTTTTGATCTTGCCGGCCAGCTTGGATTCGTAGGCCACGTTGTACGGCGGGTCCGTGATGCACAAGTCCGCCAGCTCGCCCTGCATGAGGCGGTCCCACAGCTCCTGAGACAGCGAGTCGCCGCACGCCACGCGGTGCGGGCCGCACACCCAGATATCGCCGACCATGGACACCGGGTTGTCCGGCGTGGGCGGTACCGCCTCGGGATCCGCGCCGCCCTCGGGCATTTCGGGCTCGGGCATGCCCTCGAACATCTTGGCGAGATCTTCCTCGGCGAAGCCCAGCTCGGCCTCCAGGTCGAAGCCGGCCGAGCGCAGGTAGTCCGTTTCGGCTTTGAGCATTTCGAGGTCGTAGCCGCCGCCGATTTCAGCCGACCGGTTGTCCCAGATGACCAGGGCCCGGCGCTCGTCCTCGTTGAGGTGCGACAGGTCGATGGTGGGCACCCGCTTCAAGCCCAGGTGGTTCGCCGCCAAGATCCGGCCGTGGCCAGCAAGGATGCCGTCGTCGGCGGTGAGCACCGGGTTCGTGAAGCCGGCCGGGCCCTTCATCGAGCGAGCCAGGGCCTCGATCTGGGCCTGGCTGTGCTTGCGCGAGTTGCGCGCGTACGGCAGCAGCTCGGCGACGAGGCGCAGCTTGATCTCGGTCGGCATGCGCACGCCGTCGATGAACTGGGCGCCGTTGTTGGCGTCCGCGGCGAGTTTCAGGTGGTCGGCCATCAGAACTCCCCGCCAGCGTCAGGGGGCATGCCATCGGCACCAGCGTGCGCGGCAGCGACCACATCAGGTCCGCCGGTGCGCACCTCGGAGGTGGTGCCGCTCTGGCGGTCGATGACCACCACGGTACCGCCGTCAGCGCCGCGGGCCGCCTCGTTCAGACCAAAGGCGCGGCACTCGCCCACCTGCACGATCTGGAGCGTCTCGGCCGTGATCTTGGCGAGCTTGGCGCGCTCGAAGGCGTCCGTTTGCTTGCCCTGGTTGGAAAGCTGGATGGCGTCATAGGCCAGCTTGCGCGGGGCCGACCACTCCTTGCGGTGGCGATCGAGCACGCCGGCGCGGATATCGACCGCATGCTGCATGGAGACATCGCGGCTGGCTTCTTGCGCAGCCACCTCGTCGGATAGGGGTTTGCCAAGTTCGGACATACGGACCTTGAAGGAGTTGGCCAGAGCGGCAGCCCTGGCGGGTAGATCGGTGACGGTGCGGGCGACGGACTTCCAGCCGTCCTCGGCCTTCCAGCGCCGCAGCGTGCTCTCGGGGACTTTGCCGCCCAGCTCCTGGAACACGAGCCCGCAGGTCGCGCCGGGCGTGGCCTCGTAGATCGCGCGGGCTGCGGCGCGGGCGTCCGGGGCTTTGATGGGCTGGTTTTTTCCGCCGCGATTGGCGGTAGGCATCTGCCCGCCGCGACCAGGTCGGGCGGGCAGCGCATCGCTGGGCGGTTGCGTGTTCGTCATGAGCGGTAGTGTCGCGTCACGACACGCAAAGGACGCGCTACCGGATCGGGCAGTCCGGGTTGTCCGAGCCGCAGGTGGCAGGCGGGCCGCCCCGGCGCTCCAGGCCGCAGGTGGGGCAGATCCACCAGGTGGACACGAGCGGGCCGGTGTCGTCGGGCAAAACCTTGTTGAGCGGCTCGTGCTGCTCGGGGCGGAGCAGGTCGGGGTCGGTCATTCCGGCACCTTGCCAGCGTAGGCATAAGGGCGCGGAGCCCACGCAATCGGGCGGAAGAAGTAGCTGTGCTGGAAGGTGAACTCGCCTTCGTGCATCCACTTGTTTCCACCCTTGTGCTCGAGCACGTGCACCTCGCGGCCGCTGTCGGTTTCGACGGTGACCAGCCACTCGCCCCGGGCGGGCAGAGACGCGTGGGCGCCGTCGGCCAACGCGATCCAGGCGATCGCGGGGGCTGGAGCGGCTGGCTCCAGCGGACGCAAGGCGTCACGGACTGCCGCGTTCAGTAGCCGCTCGCGCTCGGCATAGACCACCATGTCGTAGGCCTTGTCGAAGGCGCGACGACGGGCGGATGCGCGGGCACGCTCGGGGTCAGGCTTGCTCAGATCCTGCAGCAACGCCTCGCCGGTCACGAGGTGGCCGTTCTTGAGCACCAGGACGCAGAACTGCACGCCGGTGAGCGGGTCGTGGGTGCTGAGGGACATATCGCCACCGGTCGCCCGGACGTGGGCGCCGTTGGAGCCGTCCTGACCGGTGAAATAGTGCTCGCTGGCGATGGCGGCCTCGACCATGGCCGGGGTGACTTGCGGCGCGCTCATTGGCAGCTCTCGCAAGCACCCTCGCTCGACAGGTCGCAGGCCGGGGCCAGCGGGGCGTCGGAGGACAGGTCGAGGCTTGTGGACTGGGCCTGAGCCACAGCCAGCCGCACGTCGGCACCCAGCGGCGCTGCACCCAGCGGCGTGGTGGCCGTGATGGCGCGATCGATGGCGGCATCGCGGCGGGCCTGGCCTTGCTGGTAGGGCATCCACTCGGCGTAGAAGCCCACGGCGGGTACTGGGTCGCCGGGCTGGAGCATAGGCACGCTGGTGGCGATGAACGGGTGGCCGTAGTGGTCGAGCACGGCCAGGTTCACCATGCGGTCGTTCCACACGTAGACCACGGTGGCGTCGAGCGGCTGGTCGCCCATGGTTGTGAGGTGGCTGGGCATGTATTCGGTGGTGCCGGCGCGCCGCAGCAGGGTGTTGCCGTTGGGGCGAAACCAGACCTTGCGGCCGACGGTGGGGGTGATGACTTGGGACATTTTGCGGGGGTGGTTGATTGCCGGCAGCCGGCCGGCGCGGGGTTTGGGGCAAGTCCCGCCGGGCGCGAGCTTGCTACAGATTCAATAGCTATCGACGCAATCGCAGCGTGCCTCTACACCGCCAAAGCCAGCGAATCGCGATGAACGCGAAGCCCAGGGCGGTGAGGACAAGGATTAGCCCGGAGAGGATGAACGGCGTGGCCAGCAGCACGATCTGCCAAGGACCGTCGGAGACGACGAGCCAGGCCAGCAGGGCCAGCCAGACGACCGCGGCGTAGAGGAACGAGACGAGGACGTGCACGGCGGCAGCTCCAGGGGGCGATGCCCGGGAGGATAGCGGCGCGGCGTGCACGAGGGTCATGAGGAAGCAGGTGTTTGCGGGAGGTCGGCGCGCCACTTGCAACCAGCGCAGCGCTGGTCAGCCTGGCCCAGCGAAGACAAAGTGTAACGGCAATCCGGGGCCATGCGGAACGTGAACGAGTGGCCGTCGGGCAGGGAAACCTCGGGCTTGAACGGCTCGCGGTTGTGGCAGGCGTAGGGGTTGGCGGGGCGGGGCGGCGCGGGCAGCGTGTAGTTGCCGTCGTGGCGCGGCGTCAGGCGGATGAGGTCGGCGCGGGACAGCAGCTCGGATCGGGTGAGGACACTCAGCGGGGTGCCGCTCGAAGCGGGCAGCACAAGGCACTCACCCAGCGGCACGCCGTACAGCATGGCGAGCTGGCTGGCGCTGACGTGGTGCCAGTCGCCATCGGCGCACGAGCGGACGGTACCGGGGCAGAGCAGGTAGCGGGCGGTCATGAGCGACGCCCCTTGCGCTCGGTCTTCCACTGGGCCTTGCGGCGGCGCTCACGGGGCGGCCCGAGGTCCACAGCGCGGGGCAGGTTGAACGCGGGCAAGTCCGGCTCGTCGGTCTTGACGGTGATGGTGCCGGTTCCGATCTCCACGAAGGCGTCCCGGTCCAGCAGTGCGACAGCCAAAGCCAGGGAGGCGCGGCCGTGGTCGGCGATGAGGATGCGGGTCATGGCAGATGGCGCGCAGCGAGCACGCAGAGGGCGGGGAAGACGACGAGGGAAGCGAAGGCGGCAGCGTCCAGCGGGTCGCGGATGCCGCCCCGCGTTTGGAACAAGCCGACCCACAGGATAGCCCAGGCAGCGAGCATGAGGTTTGCGATCACAGGCCACCCCGCTCGACGATGGCGGCATAGCACTGCTCGCGGGCCATGCTGGCGTCGAAGTGCCGGAAGAAGCTCTGGCTGCGCACGGCATCGGCGCAGGCCCGGCGCTCGGCCAGGACGGCGGCATTCACGATGTCGGTCACCATGGGCATGGCATCGGCCACACCGCGCGCGTGGGCTTTGCGGATGAGGTCGAGCACCTTGTGCGCATCCTCCAGCGCCAGGGGCACGCCGATGGCTTCGACGATGCCGATCTCGGTCTCTGCGAATGGGGGGTTTTGCGGGGCAGTCACAGGGCACCTCCTGGGGCGAGACGGGCG